AAAAACTGTTGTGTTGTCATGTTAAACTGTTTTTGTTAGTATATAAAGGCTGTCACGCAGCCACCTGTAAAGCTTCTCTTATCTCGTCGTCAATCACTACCCTGTCACGCATCACCACAGCTTCATCTCTTCCGTCCGGTTCATCACCGTTAAGATCATCGACTGTGGTACCATGGGAGGATACGTCGATAACCCTGACATTGCCTTCAAAAACCAGCCTGTCCTTCAGTTCCTCCGGACCGTCAAGAGTAGGCACCTGGCTAAATCCGAGGGCAAATAGCAGGCGTTTCGTGGCCTCAAACCACTGCCGGTAAGTAATACCCTTTTTTAGTGTCTTGATAAGGCAATAATGCAGTGCTCCGTTTGCCCGGCCATCAAAGACAGCATCAGCTGCAGTCTGGTTCGAAAGACATGCGGAGATGACAAGTACTTTATCGAACTCATGACCCTTGAGGATTGGTCTGACGATTCTGGGGCAGGAAGGTGCGAATTCTGGAGGATGGAACCTGTAACCAAGAACATGAGATTTGACTCCGTTTCTGGTGTTAGTATCCGAGAAACAGTTATCCATTATAAACAGGATCATCCCGTCATCTGGGGTCCCGGTTGCAGCGTCTCTTATTTCACTGAGTAGCCTGTCGCCAGTCGCGGTTTTGTCCTTGAATTCTCGGAAGGCAAAATCAGGCCACAACGATAGAATTGCCTTTCGGATATCCACCTGGTCGTTCGGAGGACCGGCCAGATCATTAGCTGTCCCAGCATAGTCACCCACGACAATAGTGCTGACCGTTCGGTTTGTTGGTGGTTGAATTATCAGCTCCTGCTTCTTATTTCCAAATATGTTAGTCACGCACATCTTTACGATCGTATTTGTTGAGTTTTTTTAAGGTCAGCTTTATACTGAAGATTAGTCCTATACAGCCAAGAATTACAAAAGCCAAGTCAAAAAATTCCTTGCATTTATCAAGAAGCCCGATGGCTCCAATAAACATACTGGATATGTATCCTGCCCAGTTCTTTATCATTTCAATCATAATCCTAATGGTCAACTAGTAATAGTTTATAATTAAGGGTTGGAATTATAGTATTGCGGATCCTTACAAGACGATTTATACCAAACTCAAAGGCCCCTATGTCATAACCTGGTCCGTAGATTGAGGCACCATGAAAATCAGTTCCACCGGTAATAGCACTTGCATCCAGAGCGGTATTTATGCAGGGGGATGTTGACTGAAGATGAAAGTCAGAAGCGGAAATAAATAGAGGATCTGTCGTTATATTGTTCTGAGTCGTATTGTTTGTAGGAGTAAAACCAGAGCCATATCGGGGAACATTACTAAATCCGTTTCCATAGGAATCATTATTCTCTATTGAAAGGACATCACAAGTGATATCTGCATCACCATTATTGTAACCAAAAATTGAGGCGTAATCAAAATTGAGAGTGATATTATTCTGGATAAGAGTATTCGTACTTACAACAGCAGGAATCTGAATTCCCCACATGGTTGAGTATGTTCCTACCTTGGCAGTTAAAATGTTATGTATAACCTGGAAACTATCACATGTTTGCCAGTCAGCTGGATCTGACCAGTAAATTCCCCATCCTTTTGAACTTGTCGCCTTACTGTCAGCCAGGCCAATGCTTTCAAAAATATTGGTCAATATTTTAATGTTGTTATATATTGTGCTTTCAAGCGGATTAGGTTGACCAATGCCAATGCCTACACACGTGTTTCTGACATAATTCTTCTCAATAATGATGTCCTCATTGTTCAGGTGTGCTTCAATGATAAATCCGCGGGTTGCTTCAGACAATGCTTGTGAGGATTGCTGTACGATATTGTGATGTGCCCAGATAGAATATGCAGATGATCCTCGTATATTTATCTTCCCAGCCAAATCTATAGAACCCTGTAAATCATTATAAGATATTTCGCAGCCACCTCGACAATCCCATAACTCAAGAGCAAAATCCCAGTGATCACCATTACCAAAAAGAGGTTGAAACGTCTTATTGTAAGAAATTACCAAGTTTTTATTTACGCCATCTACCGCTTTAATCGGGGGACCGTTCAGCCCCGCGGTGTTGTTTTGGGTGAACTCATTAAATAAAACCTGCATCCCATCCTGACCATTGATGTTTAGGGCTCCATAACCATTATCGTCATGGTAACCGGCACAATTCAGCAGGGTATTATAGGTAAATGAATTGCCGGTACAGAATGAAGTCGGGTTTGGTTCTCCGGTACTATAAGGAAAAATGAAATTTGCTCCTTCATAGTCAAACTTCTCAAATGTAACATGATGAATAGACACATTATTCCTTTGCCAGACCAGTATCCCTCTTCTTGCGGTATAATCTGAGCCTGTAATCTTTAAATAAGAAATAGACTGATTACCGTCCGTAAGGGTGGCAGAATAAAGCTTTATGCAATAATCAGTTGTTGAAGCATAGGTAAAATTCAATATTGTTGCATCTCCGGTACCCATTACGCTTATACCAACCGTATGAGATATTTGGGTAGAGATTATGAACGTTCCAGCATCGAGAAATATAGTATCCCCATAAAAAGCCGGTCCCGTAATTGTGTCAGCTGCATGGTTATACGTTAGCCATGGGTATGCCGCTGATCCGTCTCCATCAGTATCGCTTCCCCCAGGATGAACATACCACTGTTTAGCCCATGATGTAAGACTAACAGCAAGCAATAGTATTGTAAGTATCTTCCTCATCAGTTATTGCTCCTTGAAATTTCAATCCAGTCTCCTATAGTGCTTTCATAGAGCAGTGTTATATTGTCTCCAATCCCGAGCACCATCTGACCGGTAAGTCTCAGCCCCGCGGCATCATCAAGAGTAAGGGTATTGGTGTCAGAGGATCCGATTATTGTTATGATTTGACCGCTTGTACCGTTGGATATCTGTGGATCTGCCGTTATATCAATTGCTGAGGTGGTATTGAAGTACATGAAACGTGAAAGCATGGTCGCTGTGATCCCCGTTCCAGCAACCACCGTTCCTGTAGCCCGGGGTGTATAATAGATCGTTGGGTTGGTTATCGTGGGCCCTGAATTGAGTACAATATCTCCCATCCCCGTAGTTCCGTAATTCTCAGTAGAATAGTTTTCGGCACTGGATACTCCGATGGTTGCCCCCCATGTTGAGCCATCAACTATCGTAGGGATCCCTGATCCTTCAGGATATTCAGCACCGCCTCCCGGGGCGATCCATGTTACGACTCCAGCAACCGATTTTGAAGGCACATAACCATCGACTGAAGGGTTTCCAAGAGAATTTTCCTTACCTGCCAGCAAGGTCACAATGTTTCCCGGGATTCCGACGAGCCTATTGAGCTCTGTTACATTCACAAGAGCTCCATCCAGGATATTTACCTCAGCGGCCTTTGCCGTGACCTGGATACCTTCAATCCTGATAGTCTCGCTTACTGTATCGACCACGCCCAGCACTTCGCTGAAGGCTGTATTCAGGGCGTTACGGGTCTGTAGTCCATCCATCCCGGGGCTTACAACATTCTGAGCAAGACCTCGCAGGGCCAGGCTGAAAAGTAAAAAGCCTATGATAATCAGTTTTTTCATGTTCATATCCTGTTAATTATGCGGCCCATGGTAGCTGTTCCAATCCCCTGTTATCCTTAAAGTATCCGTAATCGTTCCATGTCCCTGACCAGAAAATATGCAGTCTGAAAGCCCGATGCAGAAGGTTGATCTCTGCCTCGCTCAGCGTAGCATCATCCTGCAGAAGACCTATCCACAGAATATTGTGAGGTGATGTGCTGCTGTAACAGACTACGGTTCTCTCAAAGTCATATCCTATCAGCTCAGCGACCGTGACATTTCGTTGCACCCCGGCCTCAGTGAACCATAGATGATCAGTGTCAGCAGTTCTATATGCGGCTATATCAGGCATGTTTAGTGTAGCTGTGGAGTCTGCGGGTAAGAAAGTGGAAGAAAAATCCTTTCCGGATACAGTAATTACATCAGAGCCAATATCGCTAAGCAGAGAATTCTCAGAGATCCCTCCCGTCCAGAGGAGAAGCATCTTTGATTTAAGGACTGCGGGACAGGCTCTTTCAGCCACTCTTACAGCACTTATACTCTGCAGGCCAGCTCCGATGAAACCACTCATATCAATACCCCCACTTCAGGGTCATACTTACAGCGTTTTGTTTGATTTTACGGACAATCTCTTCGTTCCAACCTGGTGAAAACTTGGTTGAAATGAAAGTTTCTGCCTCTTGGTCTGCCGGAATCACTTCAAGCGTGACATCATCGGTCCCTTCATTCTTGATATTGAACTGCAGATTTCCTGGTAGAGCAAAATCAGTTGTAGCGAGATCCGTTACAACTCCAAAACTTGATACCTGAAGACTTGTGCCAGTGCCACTTCTGTTCATTTTGTTACTTATTAAGTTATTCCTTGTAGTGTCAGGTATTAAAGGTATCTAATTGATGAATTACTATGATACACTTTCGTACATGGGTTTGATAACTATGTAAAGATCTTTCAATCCTCGCAATAGGTCATCAATAGGTAAATAACACCAGTCTCCGGATCCTTCAATGTGCATTGACGTTCCTCAATGATATCTACAGTTTCGCCACATGCCCAGCCTTGTCCTACAATTATATCGCAATCCGGAAGGATGGCAACAGTAGTACACCACTTGCATTCAGGTTCCCTCTCGCAAGAGGTAAGGGCCATTAAAATCAAGCTCAAAACGATAAACAAAATTGACTTTCTCATGTTCCAACTCTTAAATAACCACTTCCATCTTTCCACACAATGTTTGATGCTCCACCACCTGGATTCGTATCAGGAATATTAGGCAAAGAAATGCCTGCAGCATTGAGGGTGACTAAATCATAAGGACCAAATTTAGCTAATAATCCGCCTTGTCCATCACCTATAGCGAGAATACGCGGTCTGGTATATCCACCATTGTAACCCCGCATGTTGATAGCAATCACTCCATATATTTCATTATCCTCGTTATCCTCCCACAACTCATTCCCACGAATTACGAGGCTACCCCTGTAGTTGTTTGCGACATTTGTGATCGTGGTGCTCCCGGTGAAATTTACCCCTGCTACGGTAGATTCTAAATATAGACTGTCGCCTTCTGAGGTAAGAGCAACGCTTCCTGTAAGCCATACAGCTGCATATAGAGCTACAAAATTTGAGGCCGTCTGAGTAAGTCCTCCAATAGAATAATCTATTTTCTGTACAATTCCGTCACAAAGTATATTTGCACTTCCGGAGGTTCCTGCAAGGGTGATCCTATCTTTACGTTTTTGCGGCTGGGCAACACCTTGAGATGTCCAATCGTCAGGACTGCTTAATGGCTCTTTGTTTATATTTGCCCTCAAAGCTCTGTAGTTAGTCCCATCTTGCGAGACCAGGTCGTCAGTGATATAATTTATATCATCAAACCATGGTGTCTCTAAGGGTATGTTAGGTGTAATTGTTGTCACAGTCCCTGTCAGGTCTCCGGCGGGAACAGCAGTTCCCTTAAAAAGACGCACTCCGAGATTATCAACATATGCCATCTCTGCAAACAGAAGACCAGTTGCTATACTCTCGAAGTTTGCACCAAAGGAGTTCCAATAGCTGGTGTTAGTCGGCAGGATCCCGGAGAAGCTTCCCCCGGGAGCATCTGTCCGGGCAACATAGTAACTTCCGGAGTATTGGACGACATCAACCCTGTTGACAGTGCCATAATAAGTACTGCCGGCAGCATAGATCCCTCGATAAATTGTTGAAGGACCGTTAGCGCCATCTGCTCCATCAGTACCATCGGCACCATCGGCACCCGGAGCACCATCTGCGCCGTCAGTTCCTGCAGCTGCTTTTTTTGTCCAATAGGATCCCTCGGCCGGTGTCTGACCACTGGATGGAATAGGATTGATATACAGCCAACTCTCGCCGACATTGGTCACTTCATCTCCACGATAATATGTTGTAGCTGCATTGTAGTCACCCCTGAAACAACTAACAGGGAATGTGGTACCGCCACCACTCTGCACCAGTACGCCTTTCAGTGTAAGCTGATCAGGCGCAGTGACATTCCAGTCGAGTTGACTGGATGTGTTTCCCATACGAAACTGGTTCTGATCCAAGTCAAAGTAATTCAGGCCGTCCTGAGAGATGATCCTGCCGGTCCGGATATAACGGCCATTGATTGCTGTGGCACCATAAGTCAACGATATCCACCGAACACCATCGACAGCGGCATGCAGGACACCAAGCAGGAAGTAAAAGTAGGTAGGATCCTCATCTACCTTAATCTGATCAGTAGTAAACGTAATGGTGCCGGCAGAGCCTACCTTCTCGCAGCGGGCATATATGTATATTGAGGCAGTTGAAGAAAGTGTCAGATCTCCTCCGGTAATGGTCCAGAGTCGTATTTCATCACCGATAGCATAATGAGCCAGAGCACCTCCCGTGACATTGACCTTCTCGGGATTCATGGTATAATTGGGCTCAATTATGGCACTAAGGGTCAGCTGCTGACTGCGGGTTCCAACACTGAGCATTAGGGTCTCGATGCTCTCGGGCTTAATATGTGTGCCATCAAAATATCCATCAGGGTCGAATACCATATCAAGCAGCTCCTGTGTCGCGCGCCAGTTCCTACGTGCCCGGGCAGGGTCATTGAGCTTATTCATCGCGATCACCTTGCTGTTATCAATGGTCTCGGCCACCAGGCGCTGTATGATGCTGGGCTGCTGGATATCGGATAACTCAAGGTTGTACCGGTAATCTGCCATAAGATCCCGGGTAAGTGAGCGGATCCGGATCAGTTTATCCACTCCGATATCGGTATCTTTGACGTGGATATTATCCCCCGGGTTAAAGAGTTCAGGCGCTCCCTCAGCATATCTCTTCAGGTGGATCTCATCAAAGGTCAATTCATATTGCACCCGGGGCTGGCAGTTCTCCGAGAGGTAAGCCTCAGCAGCGGCCAGAAGAGCTGCCTCTGCAGTGGTCACGTAACTATCCGGGAGGTAGATATCAATCAGGACATATTCATCACCAGGGGCGATGCGGAAAGCTTCGCTATCCGGGTCAGGGAATTCCTGATCACGCTCATCCTTTAGCCTCTTGATTGTAAATGTACGGTTAGCATGATTGTACGAGGAAAGTTCAAACTCATAGCCGGCCAGGTTACCGGTATTGAAATGAACCTTTGCAGATGTACCATTGAGGAGATAAATCGTGTCGCCAGTTTCCGGGTCCGTTGCATTTAGGTCAAAGTCCATCGCTGAGTCGACAAACTTATAAATCGTGTCTCCCAAGGAGGTAACGGTGCCGGTCCGGTGAGGATAGATCTCTTCGAAAGTCTTTACTGACTCGATCAGTCCATATGCCGACAGGGCAGTGGCATCTTCAAGGTATGATTGATCGATAGAAGGAAGCTTCAAGCGCTGGGAGTAACCCCGGTAAGATGTACGGAGGTTTTTTGTCGCTCCGAAAGCATATAGCCTGGTTATTATATTCTTATTACTGACCGTCTGTCTTTGTAGCCCGTAGAGGCCTTTGCCGCGGCCATATTCATAGACCTCTTCATGAGTGATCCCAACGACAGCCCTGAGATCGATTGTGCAGACACCACTGCTCTCAGTGATCTCGAACTCCATATTAAAGTTGTCCTCAGAACAGAGAGACTGCAATACGGCCAGGCAGTTTTCGTTGGCAAATGTCAGCGTCATTGTGTCGGTCTCGGGACATACCCCCAGTAACCATTTGCCAGATCCATAAACCCGGTCGAGATTGTTGACCAGAATATTCATCAGCGACTCGAGGTCTCCAGTGATTGTGAAATCAGCATATAGACTCACACCATCAGAAGCTGTGTCCAGAAATGCTGCTCGGAGAAGATCATACTGTCTTCCCTCCCATATGAAATCATATCCAAATTGACGCATTCCGTCCTTTTTGGCACGGGGTAAGGCATTAAGGGTATAAGTCCTTCCGTGCACTAAGATCGAGTCTCCTATGGCAAATGAGAGGGGTAAGGCGCTCTCTACGGTCATCTCGATGATATCCTCTGACATCAGGGATCGGCGCTGCTCCATGCGTGTTATGGAAGTAGCTGAATCCCGAGTCAGGAGATTTAATGTTCCTCCTGCCTTTCGTATTACAGTAACTTGCTCCATATCTGTGTGGCTCCTGTGGATACTCCGGTGACATCTTCAATGACACCTGCGATACTTATATAATAAGTCCCGGCAGCTGCATAGGAGTGAGTCTGCGCCCCTGATCCGGTGACTACGTCATAGTTTACCCCTCCATCACCCCAATAAATAGAAACAGCCTTCGTTGAAGTTACGGCTACACTCACCTCAAGAGCTCCGGCAGCTGCTGTAAACCTGTAAATTCTTTTGACCGGTTCCGGCTCGCGTAGCTTCAGGGAGAAGGTACCGACCATAGTGGCATCGTTCCATTTCTTATCAACATCAGGGCTCTGTGTCAAGTAGATATCATAGATAAGAGGTCTCGCAGTGTCGGCGATTATCATGAGTCTCTTCATGCCGGCGCTCATCCATCTCCCGAGAAAGGTCTGCAAATTAGTCATAAATAGTTCCTTGGAGGTTGCTTTAATGAAGCACTCCAGGGTGATATCCCTTGCCTCATACCTGGGAGCAGCCACGTCAACCACCTCCCCATGATAGTCAGGCCATTCCTGTGTGATGGACTTACGTAGTTTTAGCCCCCCAACTATTCCCTTGGATTCGCTTACATAGACCCCGTCCGTGGTAAAGTTTATGCCGTTTATGTAGTACTCAATCATGTTGTTTTATCCATTAAGTCCCTGTGCTCTTAAATTATCAATTGACAGTGCCGCAAGGCGGCTATCAATACTCTGAAGATACTTGTTGTACCTGGTATTTGAGGCTATTTCAGAAAGGCTTGCCAGCTGTTGGCGCATGATCAATACACCCTCAACCTGGTTGATGCGCATGGCATTCATCTGACCGGCCAGTACTCCCGCCGTCTCCTCGGTGATGCCTTTGATGGCTCCTTTCAGTGTGGCATCGGTATCACCAATATTAAGGCCTTGGGTAAGCCTCTCCCATGTCTCCCTGGAGCTTTCCACAATACTGAGATAATCACTTCGTATCTTGGCAATTTCTTCATCTGTCAGAGCACCACCAGACTCAATAGAGGTACCTATCAACTCAGTGAGGCTTGTGATCTGCTGACCAAGAATCCTGGTACTAAATGCTTTTGTAACCGCATCCAGGAGGATATTATTCATATAGTCGGCAAAGTCCCTTACGCTGGCTTTTCCTGACCGGAATCCCTCGGCAATACTATCGGCGATTGTGTTCTGGGTGACTCCTCCGGAAAGAAGATCATTGAGAGCTTCTTTGGCATCTTCCAGTGCCTGCCTGGCTTCCTCTACCTTGGGAGTAAGCTCTTCTATCATTTTTTTTGCTTCGCCCGGATCGCCTTGCCATGCCCAGACAATAGCTTTACCAGCTAGTTTATCATATACAGCCTGATACTTTTCAAGTTGTGAATTCAGATCTTCATATTGCTTAGTTAAAATATCTATTGTCTCACGCCTCACGTCACTCTCACCTCCAAGACGACTGGCCCTATCGATGAGTCTCTCCTGATACTCGAGTAAATCATTCATTTCCTCTATCTGACGGTTCAGTTGTTCAGCTTTTGTTTCAGAACCATCAAGAAAACCAGAGAATGCAATTATCATCTGGGAGATTGTTGTTGCTGCCAGGCCAATGAAATTACCAGTCAGCATCTGCTCAAAGCCTTTAGCAATGTCTTTCATCATGTCGGCAGTCTGATCGGAGACTAATCCGGAACTTTGCAGGGCACTTACTGTCTGGTTAATGGCATCTGATATTTGAAGACGGATTTTCAATTCCTCTTCGGCAATATCTGCCATTTCATCGTCGACCTTCTTCTTCTTCTTTGCGACTGCCTCAGCATTTCTTGCGGTGGCTGCCTGAGCATCCATTACGGAGAGTGTCTTCTTGGCGGTCTCAAGGTCGAATACAGGTGTCTGCCAGTACCTGGCACCGGCAGCTTTGCCCCCGGTAGATGGTGCGCCTATTGATCCAGATGGAGCTGTAGCCGGTTGCCATGCTCCAGATTGAACGTTAGTGATCAATTCATTTGCCCTGGATTGAGCATATATCGCATTGACCAGCATGTTCCGAAGGCGTAGTTCTTCCTTCAGTTGCTCAATACGGACCTGGATAACCTTTACCTCAGCAATGTTTCCCGCTTCAGCTGCTTCAAACATTAATCGTTCCTGCTCCGATATCTTCTGTTCCAGAAGCATTATCTTCTCAAGATTATCGGTTGTTGTCACCCCAATGTCACCAAGCATCTGAGCTGCTTGTTCTGCCTGATCTATGGCACCAGTAATATATCTTTTTGCCTCCTCTTCGAGTTTCTGGGCTTCCTCTACGGTTTTAGTATACTTCTTATTCTCAACCTCGACAGTATAACCAGCTTCACCTGGGGTTGCTGAAGGAACATAGCGGCTCTTGGTTTTATCCATGTTCTCGGCTTCCTGCATCTTCAGAAGAGCTTCTTTATATTTCTGAGCAGCAATATCAAAACCAGCAACACTCTTTGCCTTTAAGATCTGAGCCTCGATAAACTTGTCCTTATTGGTGATTAAGATATTCTCGGCATCAGCAACGCCCTTGACCTGTACTCCGAGCTCCTTAAATACATCCGCATTATCTTTAATATATCTATTCTTTGCCTTCATGTCGTCACCAAGACGGGACCATTCCTGCCGTAGACGTTCGAAGTTGGCAATAGATTTATAGGCAGTATCTGCCGTGGCAATATTAAACTCCTGAGTAGCCTTCTTTGCTTCCTGTGACTTATTAACCAGCTTTGTGATGGCAGCGATAGCCACTCCTATTGCAACGCTTAAACCAAGAGTCAGGGTGGCCATGAGAGCTTTGGCTGCAACATTTGAGATCCCGAGGGCGGTGGCGAACCTTAATTCCGCGGCTGCCAGTATTTCTTTGGCTTTTGCAACAGTAACCAGCATGAAGGCGCTGTCCTTATTCAGGGTTTGCTGGACTTGCTGGAGTGTAATCGTAAGACCCATCAAGCTCTGCACTTTCAGCATAATCTTATGGAGATTTTCGTTTTCTCCAGCAAATAGTCCAATCGCGCTCTGTGCACCCAAGGCTACACTTGATATTGCCGAGAATCCCATAATCAGACCCTGCATCCCACGCTCATCATTTGCAAGAACGTTGGCCTGTTTCTGAGCATCATTCATGGCATTGGTAAGCTCCCCAAACTTCTTTTGCAGGGCATCATATTCGGCTGTACCGCGTTTGCCGGCAGCCTCCATGGTTACTAATTCCTCTTTCAACTGCCGGAGCTGTGTCCGAAGGGTGACATGCGCTGCTCCCGTGGCCTTGGCTTGTGCCTCCAGATCTGCAAGGATCGCCTTTTCCTCCTGAAGTGCCCGCTTTGCAGCGTTAACCTCGCTGATCAGATCTGCTTTTGCTGCACCAGGGGCAATTGTTTTCAGCATGCCCTCCATTTTCTTAATATCGGCTTCAGTGCCTGCAATAAGATCCTTAGAGGTCTTTATATACCTGGTCATCTCTTCAAAAGCCTTGTCTATCTTCCTTCCTTCTGCTACAGTCGAGGAGGAAAAGCCTTTTACCCGGCGCTCGGCCTCATCAATGGCACCGATAAACTGTTTGCTGTCCCCGGTGAGTGGTACATATAATGCGCCGTCGTCTGTATTCATCACATCAAGGTATTTATGTAATTCTCAATTGCTGCTGAATTCTCATGGGTAAGTTTCATGTGATCTTCTACCTCATTCTCACTATCAAAATCATATGATGGAGCATCAGCCATCATCCTCTGCACAGTTGCCCATGCGATGCCATTATGAAGGTAGTCCCATGTCCAGCCGAAGTGGGCACATATGGCTCCCCGGCGTCCGAAGGGACTTTTCAGCCCTCTTTGTTTTCCTCTATCCGAAGCGGCATCGTCGTCCTTGCTGCGGACATCAATCGAATAGAGTTGCAAAAATCCCCGAGGTTGGAAATGGTATTGATGTAAACCACCAACTCGGCCAGCTGGGAAGGAGTTAAACCATAAAAGAGAACGTCAGTCAACTCATCCAGGCCGGCATCATCAGGGACATATACTGTACGCCCGCCTTTCTGATGGATCTGTAAATAGTCCTGACCCATAACCGCAGTGGCTACTACCCGGGCCAACCTGCGAGAGTGCTCCCCGGTAAGATGTCTGGCTTCCTGCAGAGCTTTATCAGACTTCATAGCCTCTTCATCTATGGTGAGTTCTACCTGCAGTGCCGACATGCGGTCAAGAGTTGAAAGGGTGGGCTCCTGAATCCTGAATGATTCCACAGTATCAACCGATATTCTTCCGCGAAGGAAACCCAGGATCCCGGGCCTTCTCTTAAGGAGAGTCCTCTTAATATCGAAGCTGATGCCACGACCGATAAGCAGGTTCAGCTCCTTGCGTTCAGCTTCCAGCTTTTCTTTATCGCTGAGTGGTTTTTGTTCTTCCATGCCTGGGTTTTAAAAAAAGCCCCGAAAACACTTACTGCTTCAGGGCTTTCGCATCATTATGACAACCTTCTGCTCTTCTTAGGCTGCTGTACCTGCCTGTGTCACCGGCACGATAGCAGTGAAGCCGTCGGCTATGATTGTGACATTGGTAGAGCGAGCCTCCGAGTTAGTATTAGCCTCGACAGTTACGGTCACAACCTTCAAAGCGCGTGTGACAACCAACCAGTCAGCACCGGGTTCAGCGGCAGCATAGGTCACGTTACCTGTGGAGGTAGCAGTGATTTCCTGACCAACTGCATCAGCAGCTGCAGTGAAGGTCAGAGATGTCGGGTCGACGACCAGGCCGCTGGATCCGTCATAGGCATGGATAGCCTTGCCGGAGGTAACAGCCATCGGGGTGACGATGAAGTCAACCAAGAATAAGCCCTTCTTGGTCAGCTTTGCATTGACAACAGCTTCGATGTCGGCATTGGGTATGTCTACCCATAGGCCCTGCTCCGATTTCACGCGGATAGCCTTGTTTGCGACGATTTCAGAGCCATCCATGCCCCACTTGGGAGCATCAACAGTACCGATGTTAGTTCCGCCGACATAGGCGATGAGCTCAGCCACATCAGGATCCAGGAGAGAGAATGTCAGTACGGGAACTTTCTTCTGCTTTAGGCGTACCTCGGGAGCAGCCCTTCCTTCCTCGTAGTGCTCGGTGACATCTGCTCGCTCCTGGTTGAGCTGGCAGGTCTCCTGGTATGTCTTCCCGATCTTGGTCATACTGCCGGGCATCGTACCGCCAGGGGCAGCTGTGCCGACTAATATTTCAGATAATCCGAGAGTGATCATTGTGATATTTGTTTTTAGTTATTGTGAATACTCCATTCAATACGCAGGTTGACAAAGTGCTGCGACACTTCCGGTTCAGCAATCGTCGACTGAGCCATAATAGTAAGCCCAACGCCCGGTATGCGAGCAGCTTTCAGGTCTGCCCTCACGATATCGGCAAGATATTTCAGGCGCACCCGGTCCTCTTTCTTTTGCTCAACCCCAGAGATTTTCACCACCATATCCTGAACATGGATATTGACATTTGAGTAACCGCGCTGCGGGTCGAAGTCCTGTGAGAGAGAGGGCGTGTTTATTGTCACGTCTTCTTTCTTCGAGTTGACAGGCCTCTCCCCGGTGTAGATGTTCCCTGTAAGCGCAGATGTGAGCGCCGTAGAGTCCTTCAGCACCTTGTAGAGCTCGGTATCTATGTCAAAGGTTGTTATCATACCCATATGCGACAATGAAGTTGTCCGGAGTCGAATTTCAGAACCTTCCCGCGTATGCGCTCTCGCGTGGCCTCGGGTGAATCCTTTACATAGATCTCAGTACCTTCAGCAACCGGTGCCGTACCTTTCGGGAGGTGGATGACCGAGGAGTAAGCATAGAACTTACCATCGGAGGCCTGTATCTCCCTGGCACGGGGCTCCGTCTCTTCGCGGCACCTTGAAAGCAGGACAGCTGCGGGCGTCTGTGAATTCCAGTTGCCGTTCGTATCCTGGTCTGAGGCTGCCGGGATCTGATCCGTATACAGGTAGTGAGGATACTGGGTGATCATCTTACCAGAAATATGAGCGGTTTCTAACCTTTGGGATGAGGACATTCGGCCGGCCGAGCTCGCCACAAAGCGAATTGTACCATAACTTCAGTCCTTCCACGTTCCACGTCTTGCTATACCCGCCATCCTTCACATCGCACAGCGGTAAGATGTTCGAGAGGCTGTTATACATCGCCAGTTTGCAGGCAGATGCATTGACAGCAGCTGATCCTGAAAGAGAGTTGTCAATGAGGATGATTTCTATATCATTATCATTGACATCAAACTTCGCAAGCGCAGCCTGCAGGTACTGCATATTGGTGGTTATTGCCATAGCCCGGGAGTGTATAAAGGGCGGAGGTGATTACTCACCCCCGCTCTGTTTTACTTCGTCCAGCTGGTTGCATTGGTCTGCATCAGCACTGAGCGACCGGCCAGGTTCCATGCAGGGAAGAGGTTGGCAATACCTTCAGTTACTTCCTTGATAGGACTGTCGGTAGAGTACTTCTTGATGCATGTATGCCCAGACATAACTCTCAGAGCGGCAGTGCCGGGAAGTGTCATGTCAACCGGGGTTTTGTAATGGGTGTTACCCAGTACTTTCGACTCAGAGAAGAGTACCACATCGCTCTCGAACGGGTTGGCCGTTGCACGGCTGCCGTCAGGAAGCTCGATGGTTATCTCCTGGTCGATCTCGATTATCTGCAGGCCTTTGAACTGCACCTTGCGGGCCAGCATAGCGTTGACCTGCGTGAGGTCAGGCTCCTGAGAAATGCCGGCAAGGTTGTTCAGATAGGATGCACATGCCTTGTAGACCTCCTCCTGTGCCACGAAGCGGGCCAGGGTAGCAGAGTTCATGAAGGCAAAGCGGTAGGTAGCTCCTATTGCCCTTCCGAGAGCGAGAGCTGCAGGGATGTCCTTTGTCAGGGGTTTGCCCGAGGTACCTGCCCATGTGGTGTTGACGCCAATCTTCTGGGCACTCGGTATCTGGTAGTCAACATCGAACTCGGTCACAACTGCGGCGTTGTTCGTGTTACTCAGAGTCACCTTACCCAGGGAGATCTGACGGAGAGCGATCCACTCAGCGCGGTTTGCAACGCCGTCAAAGCAGAACCTGGTATCATTGGCCCAGAACTCAACAAGAGCTCTTTTGGCAGCATCGTCCTTTGCCAGGGCGAGCAGGATGGAATACTCGTTCAGTTCATCCTCAAGCATCTCACGGGAGACGGCAATCTTGGGGATGTCTCCCTGAATGCGGGAGATTGCTTCACGGGTCTTCTTTGGGATGGTGGCGCCACGGGCCACAAGGTCAGCGGCGATCCTGAGACCGGCCTGACCTTCGAGCATTTTCCAGGTCAGGAATTCGGTCCTTTTTACGGGGAACAGTGTCGGGTAGTACAGATCCTTCAGGTTGTAGGTGTTGACCACAGCCTGCATGTCTTTTTCAGTAAGCCCGACCATTAATGTTGCATTCATCGTTCAGTCGTTTTGAGGTTAGCGATAGATTATGCCTTTGAGATCGGACTTGAGAGAAGCAGTCAGCCCGGGGCCGTTTGCCTCGGTAACAACTGCCATCAGCCACGCATCGACGAACATGTTTTCGTCAGTCTTGACGTCATAGTTCGAACCTGCAACGGCCACAGCTGCAGCTTTCTTGGAGGCCACTTCATAGGTCCTTTCGGTTACCCCTGATGTTGCAGTTACAGAGATCAGAGCCTCGTTATCAGCAAGAGCCTTGCCAATCTGTGCGCCAACAGTGATCGTGTCATAGGCATCATTACCACGGTCAATAGCCGTAATTGTTTTGCCTGTCATCGGATCAGCACCTGTGCCGGCGATGATATCACCTACGACAAAGGTATGTCCCTTGTCGACCTTGATCTCGGTCACGGTGGTTGTGGCATGTGCACCCTGAACAACGCCATCATGGGTTACGGTAGCGTCAGCTGTACACTCGATAATAACCGAGTTCAGTGCCAGGTTAATGCTCATCGTGTTCGAGAGCGTGAGTAGGTCATAAGCAGCATTGCTCTTGTCGACGGCAGAGATAGTCGCGTAATCGGTATATGCCGGATCAGCGAAATGATCTCCCACGACAAAATGACTGCCCTTTGCAACCTTGATGGATCCACCGGTAGCGGTATAGGCTTCTGCAACACGTGCGGTCTTAATGACTTCCATAAGGCCGTTCGTTCCGGCACTCAGCGGGGTCCCCTCAACGAGGCTTGGACCTCCCAGCACCGATGCTTTTACTGCCACACCCCCGGGAATATCAGCAATGCGATGAAGGATCGCCTTCACTACCCTGCTGTCATTGGAACGGGAAATTTTAAGCATTTCTTGGGAATGTTTTACTTATCCCCGAGTTTCTTACCTTCAAACTTGTTACCCTCGGGTTTGGTAACATCTTCTACATAAGACTGAACCTCTGCTGACACACCATCTTTTGACTTCTTGCTTCCGATTACGGGAGCTGTCGATTGCCCGAGTCCATTATCTGCCAGTTCCTGACTGATAGCGGCGATGTCCTGTGTGGTATCCTCCAGGTAAGCAGTAAAGTCTTCTTCCTTCTCAAACTTCATACGACCAAAATCCTTCAGGATGCGGTCTTTGGTTTTTTGAGGAATATCCTTATACTCATCTTTACCAAGGAGATCTTCAAGAATCTTTTTACGGGATGTGGTTGCCTTGTCAGCTTCCAGCGCGGTCAATTTCTCAGATAGAATCTTGTTAGAGTCAATCAGAGTCTTTGCCCATGCCGGCACGTCATCTTCGGGTTTTGGGTCTTCGCTGCCAGGCTTCCTTGCGCCTTCAGGATCATCACCGTCATCGGGTTTCTTTCCTGTGGCAGGTTTCTTGCTGGCTTCTTTCTTTGCTTTCTCTACGGCGTCGGTTACGCGCTTATCGGCGTCCCCCTGAAGACCTTTGAGAAGAGGCTCAACCCCCTCGACTGCTGCATCGATTTGACTTTCCTCCGTGACGGTTTTAGCCAGGATCTCGGCAACCCCATCTAACGCTTTATCGCTAAACCCTAAGGTCTTAAACTTAGTTTTCAGCGCTGCGAGGATTTTCAATTTCATGGTCAGAATTATATTTGTTTGACTGTTCTCAAATTTAAGCTGTATTATAGTGATGCACTTATAAAAATGACAGAAGGTTATGCGAAAAGATATTGACTGATTGTTTTTACTTGTTATATTAAATAAATATCGTAGCTTTGTACTATAGTAATACAGAAAGACATGATAGCAAATGAAGTAAGAATAGGAAATTGGGTCCTTGTACCGATGGATGGCCCTGTTCCTATACCAGTCTATGCGAAAAGAATCAGGGGTATATCACTTTTCGGGGAATATGATTTCACTGAGCCCAGTTACCCGGAGAATCATATCGTTGGATCCAAACATTGTACTGGTATCCTAATCACATCCAAGCTCTTGGAAAGTATCGGTTTTAGCAAACGGTCAAAGAAACTGAAGACTGAGTACTTTATAGATTGTACTCCTTCGCGAAACAAAGAAGGATTTGAATATGAATTAGTTTTCTCCGAATCTGAAAGTGATTTTGCAATGATATGGAGACCAAAATCAGAAGGCTTGAGCCACTATTTTCCATGTATTTATTTACATCAACTTCAGAACCTTTACTTTGCCCTTACCGGCAAGGAGTTGGAGATAAACCTTGAGTAACCATGCCCATCATCCGCACCATAAGGAAACCCCGGGAGAAGCCCAAGGCCGGCAGTACTCTTTATCATCTGCATATGAAGAATGCAAACCCTGTGATTCCATGCCAGGTGAACTTCTATTTTGGGAGTATTGCAGCCATTTTTGATGCTTTCACTGCCTCTCAACTGGGCATTGCCCAACAGAGTCTTTATGACTACGGGATCACTCCCGAGAAACCGTATGAGAACAAGATCTGTATTATAACCAAGGGAGAGTTGCAGCGGAAAAAAGGAGACAGGAAGAACCCATTAACAACATAAGAAATGGAAATACTGGATGACAGACAGGAACTATACAGACCATATGAGGCACCCTGCGCCAGGTGTAAACAGAGATTCGATCCAATAGATCTCACATGTAAGGCATTTCCGCTTGGTATTCCTGATCAGATCCTGGAAGGGAAGGACAAGCATCTGAAGCCAATCCCCGGACAGGAAAATACGATCGTGTTCTCATCACGGTAGTAAAACTCCCTTCTTGGTATATTCGATCCCGAATTTCAAAGAGAACCTTTTCCATACCTCATGGTTATGTATTGCCTGAGCCTGCATTGGTGTAAGTGTCTCTTTGTAAATCCTGGCATAATTTTCTTTCAAAACTTCCCTGTTAATCAATTCATACTGGATTTTTACCTCTCTCAGTTCCGGCCAACCACCTGCAGGCCGCTTCATTAAAAACCTCATCATCGGCGTGATAACTCGGCATTCCTGGGCATCAAACTTAATAGTAAGGAGTATATCAGCAGCACTAAATGAGTTCCCGATGTGTCCGAAGGACCTTTCAGGATATTTCCATCCGGTGGGATGATTATGTGTCATTATTGCATCCTTCAATAAAGCTGCCTCTCCGTCTGTAAGCTCAACTGACCTTGCCTTCCCTCTTTTATCCAGCAATACCCTCCCATTCCTGTCATAAATCACCAGCGTTTCAAATGATTTGTTCTTCCTAATTTCAAGTTCCCTGGCCTCAATCTTCTTGTAAAGCTCCATTGTTGGATCAACTGCACCTGTCCCCGATGATATCTCAGCCTTAATTCCTCCTGATAACTTACCATCCTTGTAGTTATCCTGAATCCACCATGGTGTATGTTTACCACTATTGATGCGCTTGGCATTATTGGTAATCCAATTCTTGAATCCATCAGGGACATCGTTCACGGGATTCGTGGGTTTCCATTCATCCAGCTTTCCTTCAGCCCTGGCCTTAACACGTTCGGCCCACTCTTCCCTGGTGATCATGATGGCTATCATGCGACAGCGACAATGAGGATGCCAGCCTAACCATCGGAAGGTCTTGGGATAACGTCCCTGCAGTTGATCACATATATCGGTCCAACCCGGAATGATGCCACCCTTCCCATCAGAGCAGGTATGATTATTGGATAACCGGATCTCATAACCGATAATCAGAGGATTATTTTGGTAGCTCTCCCATGTTGACTGCCTGTATGCTCGGGAGATCTCGGTCGAAGCAAGACGCAGCGCATTCTTGTATGAGGACCGGTACCGGCCGGTACCTGGCTTATATTTCTTTGCTGCTACGCTTAGTTCCAGTTTTCCGGTCTCGGGATTGCGCACCCGGCGGAACAAACGGTTTGGATCCTTGAGAAACTTTTCCAGTTCTCGGGCTAGGTCATCAGCGCTCTTGCCTTCGATCATAGCCTGCTGTATCAGGGCTTCCATCTCGGTCTTAATCCCTTCTGTGGCCCTCCAAATGCGGTCCGACACTTTCAGTCCATCGCGTCTCTCATTAAAGAAGGCTTTTGCCGCATCCTGCCGGTATCCCTCGGTAGCCACCTGGCGGATCTGATTGAAGACCTGTTGCTCCTGCTCGGACTTTACCAGGTAGGAAGCAGCATCCAGCCATATCTTGTTCTTACCTTCCTCCCAGGCCTGCTCCACTCCGTCAAGTATCAGAGATCCCGTCTGCTTGCGGACGGTAGTTAACATATCGTTTATCGCCCTCTCAATTGACGGGTTCTCTCTGAGGTGAAACATCTCCCCGGAGGTCATAATTTTCTTGATTTGTGGCAGTGATATCGTCTGATCATAAACATTTTTGATCAGTTGCTGGATCTCTTTGTAGATCTTAGCCTGTAGGGCCGCAAACTTCGCTTTCTCCGGATCAATAGACATGTTAAATTGCTTGGTATCTGGTGCCGTACTGGCTATTTATGACATCGAAGTATTTCTGCAGATCAGCACGTATATCGAGAGTGCTGCCGGTCAGAACATCATAACCTTTTGCCTCCACGTATAGAGCGTAATGCATGCCGGCAACAATCACAGCCACAAACCCACTTGTGTATTGCTGGGCCACCTTATTGGATAGTATTTCCCCGATCAACATCCCTTTCTGGCCAGAGGTATCGCCTGAGCTGCTAGCACTGAATGAAATTTCCTTCCCTTCCTTGGTTATGAAACTCACCGCTCCTCCCCCTCCGGTTCCGGTACCATTGGTAGCAAAATCCTGGTGGATCATCCGGCCATCGTAATACAAAGCGAAGCCGATAGATGATCGGAGATTGTTGGTCCTATCCTTGTATGTATCCGTTGACCTTGCCCGATTGACCGCCTCCGTACATGCCATGATAAATGCCTCAGTCATATTGGCAATCAATTGATCGTGGTATTCCATCAGCCGTTGGCGCAGCTGCTCTGGTGATGTACGGATGACAAAGCCCATGATTACATAGTAAGCTCGGTAACATCGACAAAGCTGTCCTCTTTTTTCTCCAGCTCCATCTGCTGGAAGTCAGCCTCAGTATCATCTGCAAGACCCGAGAGTGAGGCCGCAAGCTTCCGCGATACAAGAGGCTTTTGGCCGTTGGCGGTAGTCAACATCTCAACCAGCGACTGTATGTCATCTATCATGTAAGGCTTGATTTCCGGGGTGATCTCCAGGCTCTCGCACTCGGCTGCCAGGCTAGTATTAAACTTAGAGATGAAAGCCTTGATCACATTGCAACGCCTCTGTAGAAACTCATCGAAGATCTCTTGCTTGTCAGCCACCTTCAGGTGAGCATCTAAGAACATCAGCTTTAAAGCTATACCTGAGATATTGTCCAAGCCTTTGACGGACTCAAAGGAAATGTCCGGTGTCTGTGTCAGTGTATAGATCAGGTTCAGGAGGGTCTCTTTCTCCAGCTTAACACTCTCCGGGGCATGTTCCCATGAGAGGTATTTGGCCTCAGAGTTATCCTCCCCCTGAATGATGGCTCCAGTCTCACCCTTCTTAGCAAAGCCTACAAGCTGACCCTTGACAAATATCTTCGGTGATGCATGGTAGTCATTCGTGTCAGCAAAGTTCGAAAGCAGCTTCTCCAAACGGTCAATCAACGCCTGTACATCTGCCCACTCAACATCATCCTGGCGGGCGTAGATGATAGGGATCTTACCAATGATATTGGTCTTAGGATAGCCTTCATCCATGGTCCAGCCACTGTCATCTTGCTTCCAGCGCAGGTGTTTATCCGCTGTGTAGGTCTCAAAGTACTTGATATTCTTTCCCTCTTCCCCTGCTATAGTGTACTCCCTCGAAAATGCAACCATGTCACCCGTCTCATCAAAGAAAGGAAACAGTTCATCATCATTCAGGGGAGAAAGAAGAGCACAGCGCAGGCGAAACTTGCTCTTAAACCCATAGGCCTCATGGTACTTATTGCCAATGGCATTATTAAGCGCGTCTTTGACCTTGCTGACAATACTGGTACCGGTCATGGTCTTCTCTACCGGCACCGGGAACCATAGCTCAGCTGCCTCGGTGCAAGAGAATACTGTGCGAGCCATCTTCTTATTCAGGGTGTTGCTTTTATTTGCCGTCAGGATCTTTTTGACTGCCTCCAAGACCTGTTTTTCCTTCTCAGCCTTCGCCTCTGCGCTGATCAGTACATCATTGCCAAAGAGAAACGATGCTGCCCTCTTGACAATGAGTTTCTGCAGGCTTACTGGTATGCGACCCACGGGTTCAAGGCGTATGTTACCTTCACCCGACTCACCAGCGGTGTTTATTGTGGTGACATTGGTGGCCATGTCCTCTCCCTGGTCTACCTTTACACGCTTGTCAGGGCGCAGGGCAGGGTCCATCACATCGTGCTTGGATGGATCAATCTGTTTTTTATATGTAGTCGTCTTAGGAGCTTCGCTTCCACGGCTCTTTTTAAGTTCCCTGATGATATCTTCCGGGTTCTCCATTTGCAGTATTACGGTAACGTCATTCATGGTATAGTGTTTTATAGTAATTCACTTATAAGTATTAAAAAAGGCCCGACAGGTCCTGAGCCTGCTCTTTCCCGCGCCACTCAACAGTACCGGTGAGAGCATCGGGGCTATCATCAAACTCATTCTTCCCAACCTTCATATAGCTGGTTATGGCACGATAAAAGTCAGGCCACATGCGGTCCCAACCCTTTGGGAAGTATGTCAGGTTTTGCACCTCGGCAGAGTGAGAGAAGATCCTCACAGCCTTATTATCGCCTTGATGAAACCACTTGATGCGAGTCCTGTTGTTCTTGAGGATCCTAAGCTGCTTCTCCACTGCTCGGGCAAACCCCCTGCCACCGTTGTTGCTCTCGATTATAGCCAGCTGAGTTTCATGCTTGGTCAACATCTCTGCTGTCTTTGGCTCGGTAAACTCCATCGGCTTCTGTGTGTACAGTACTTCGGTGACGTAGTTGCCTATTTCCGTCTCAATGTAGCATATTGAGCAAAGGTAATCCTTGCCCTCATCTGCTGTATCGGTGTAGTTCTTCCGGATTCGCGTCTTTGTTGCCGGCAGGATCTCATACTCCCGGAAGCCCTGCTCATACATTAAGCCCTCGAGGGGTTTAGGGTTCTGCTGATAGAGAGACTCAAATACAAGAGGATTTCGCTTACGAACAAGCTCCAGTTTATGAAAATTATGTCTTTCGGGCCAGAGCGCCTCTCCCTCCTGCCGGTTGTCATGCTCAGTCGGGCCTCCGACTTTGATTGCCTGGTATATTACAACCACCCATCCATCTGGGTTTTCTTCTGAATAAACACCCTGTTCCCTGAGCAGCCTGCCGGCAAGATCATCCTGGTGCCACCTGGTGAAGACAATAAGCTGCTGACTATCGTTATGAAGACGAGTCTCGGCAACCGTATCGTACCAGTCATTCGTCCTTTCCCTTACTGTTGGTGACCATGCAGTCTTTGCATCTTTATAGATGTCATCAATGAGTAACATGTCCACCGGCTCCCCGGTGAGTGGACCGCCAACACCAACAGTCTTAAAACCTCCTCTATGACCTACAATCTCGCATTCATCAGCATTTCGAAGCCATCCACCAGAAACAGTGGCAATGTTTGAGCCATTAAGACAGGTATCAGGAAAGATCTCATGATATTCCGGAGTATCAATAATACGCTGGATTTCCCGGTTGAACTTGCGAGCCTTTGGCGAACTATAGGAAATTATCCCGAGACGCCTGTCAGGGTCCAATCCCAGTACAAAAGACGGTAGACGACGGGTGGAGCCCTCGCTTTTCCCATGCTGTGGAGGCATGAATACCATCAGTTTCTTTATCCTTCCATGAGCGAACTCAGTAAGGATATTGTAATAATGCCTATGGAATCCTGCCGGCTCAAAGCTTGGGAAGGTAGCCTTAGTGAATGAGAACAGATCCTGGCGTGCTTGCCTGTTAAGCCGCTCCTTGAGCGCCCGGTAATAATCGATCTTCTCAGCTCGCGTCAAGGTCATATCGAAAGTTTCTTCTCCAGTTCAGCGATACGGGCATCCAGTTCCTCATTTGCCAGGCTGGCAAACAGATCCTTCCCACCTTTACCTGTCAATTCAGTACTATGCCTATTCTTATATTCGTCCGGCTTCTTGTTTGTCAGCACGAATTCAACAGATCCCGGGTTGGGCTGAATGTGTTTGATTGTTGTGGTCTGCTCCTTGATCCTCGGTACCTGCTTTTCTATTCCCGTCTTAGGATCCTTGACAGTATGATTCATAAATACTGTCTTCTTCTCATCAACATCATAACCGTTGACAAGCTTACGAAGGGAATTCTTCGCCTCTTTCACAAGTATCTCGTCGAATTGTTCGCGCGCGCGCGTGACAGCCTCCGAAAACTCCGGTTTATTGACCTGCCAGTCATAGAACGTTGTTTCAGATATGCCTGATAATGTGCATAATTCAGCAATAGTATAACTATCCTTCCTGATGAGGGAGCAAATATGTGCAACTCGCTTCTTACTGTACTTTGCCATAACTATTGCTTTAGAACAACTCGCCTGCGTACCTAAACCCCTGAAATCCTTTTCTTTTTATATCACCTTTTACCACAGGTCCGGTAACAACGCACCAAACTTTCGCGGTTATTGTATCGCCATCGAAAAAGGTCTCAGTACTCCCGGGATAAAAACCAACCAGATTTGTTCTATACCTTATCCGATTGCCAATGCAGAGATAGACATAAAGCAGATCTGTGAACTTTGGCATCTGAGCAATCCTGATCCAATAAGAAAAGCCTTCTTCTGATGTTCCCCGAAGAAAGTCTTTATACCATTTACGACATCCTCTTTCTTTGAGGTATTCTGCAGAGATCGTTATTATGATGCTATCAGGCCGTTCCATGTTCATTCTATTTCCGGGAGTTCGATTGTCTGACCACGTAGAGGATGGTGACAATCATTCAAAAACTGTATCATCCCGTTCTTAATATATGAATGGCATCTTTGTGCCGGCACAAAGTCTTGTAATAGTGAGGGAGATACTGTCGGATTGTTGAGATCCATGTTAAAGTCATGGTGTCCTCCCTCTGACTTTAATGCAAACGCATGCTCATAACCACACCCCGGGCACCAATACAAGTATTGAGTATGATGATACTTTGTGCCATTGTGGTAATTCTCATTTATTTTGATCTTTGCCATTTTTTTTACTTATTGGTACCACCGATATGTCGAGATAATACTGACTATCTTCAAAACGAGCCCACTCTCCGTGTCTGTCTCCCCTATTCAAATCAATGATATAACAATGCCTTCCCCCTGGCAACACTCGATATGGGATATTCCCCTCTTTATCAATAACGGGGCGGCCAGTCAGGTATTCAAAGAACTCTCTGATCATCATTTGCTCTTTGGTAAAACAACATCTGTCTTCCCATGGAATCGCGACCAGGTCAAGGTCACGATTCATTGAACCATGCGGTACAAGATTATAACCATATTCGCGGGCTATGTCCTTCATATGCTCATAGAATAGAGCATAAAGGCCTGGCTTAAAGTGTTTGGGTTTATCCGTCATGCTATTTTGCCTCCAAAACAGATTCTTTCTGTTCAGCTTTCCGCTTCGCCTCCAGCTCCGCGAGCTGGGATTTATTCAGCTGTGAGTAGAAGAAATCAGTGCTGGTCCTACAGCAACGCTTTGCCTTTTTCCCGGAGCCGCAGGGACAAGGATCATTCGGGAGTATTCTTTGGTGCTTCATCGGGAAACCATTGCCCTGAACGACCTGAATTGCTGCTGATGATAATATCTTCATCGCTCTCGTATTTTAAGTGCCAGAATTGAATGTGCGATACTCTACCAACTCGATCTCACTGTACCATAAACTTTCCTGCAGAGGAGAGAATGTCACCAGGTATTCCCATTGATTTGTCAGGAAGCTATATTTCGCATCTATAACAAAACCTTCCGGGCTCTCTGGGGTAATGTGGTAAACTCGATCACCAATACTGTGTCTATTTATTTTTATTGGGACAGACATGGCTTATTCTTTCAGGGTTACCTTGAATCCCCTGTCCTGAAGTTCATCAAATAGGTCGCTCAGTTGTTGGGCCGTAACACAGTCGACGATTAGGATGGTTGATATCTCCTTCTTTTTTTCTTTCTCTTCCTCGCTAATACCGGGGGCATCAGGCATTGTCACCGCCCACTCTGTAGGGTCAACCTCCCACTCCTGACGGATCTGATCAATAACCTGGGCATCCCATTCAAGGTTAACATGAGCCACGGAATTGTCAGCCAAGGCCAACTCCCTGCCGCGCTTTGTGTCGAGATCCACGTCCTCACGCTTGACCACCACAAGCTGTTTGCCGTCAGTGGGAACTATGATCACATTTTCGAGTCCGAGGGCAGAAGCGGTCTCCACAACAGCGTTGCCGCCAATGATCCGGTTATTCTTGTCAATGACAATGGACCGGCCCAGTCCGAGTTCTGAAATCGACTTCTCCAGTAACTGCATCCCGAATTCGCTGTGTTTGTTTGCATTCAGGTTGTCTGGGATAAGCGTGCCGATCTTGGCTTCAGTGACCTTGCTCTTCATTTGCCGGGTATTTAGGACGAAAATAGGCAAATGTATTAGTGTAATTCACTCCAGGTATTGAAAAGTTGTTAAAAAGATATTCGTAAGACTGGTGAAGGCATGAAAAAAGGGGACCATTTCTGGCCCCCTCGTCTCGCTGCATTGTGGCCGCAAAGAACTCACGGCCAATTATCTTTTGAGGCATCACTTGGATGCTTATCAAAGTTATGTCATTTCAATGAATTGGCAATAATTCGTCGACACTCTTCAGCCCTCCTTTAAAAGCGCAAGCAAATCATCCCTATGAAATCTGATTTTGCCGCCTAACTTATAGGCTTTAAGCCGTCCATTACGTCGCTGATTGTATAGGAATTGTCTTGTGACTCCGAGTGATCTTTGTGCTTCTTCGTGTGAAATGAGTTGATTAATCTCCTTTAATTTATTGCTTTTTATGGGGGGCTTTTTTGGTCTGCCCTTGGGTTTTGATGTTGTATGATTCTGAATCCCCGCTGCCTCCGATTTCAATTCCACACCTTGTGCTTTCAATTCTCTCTGTAGCTTAGCCTCCGAATTTCTCTTCTCATATTCAATAAATTCAGAATTCTCAATGACGTTTTGGAGTTGAATCTTTTCCGCATACCAGCGTGCGAATTGTTCTGTTACTGGATAAATAGCATAGATTGCGTCTATCCCAAAGAACCGGGTAAATGGTGCGTGTTTAGAGGTTGAGGGCACGTCAATTCGAAAAAGTAATGCTGCTCCGCCAGCGGCTCTTTCGGTGCACATTCCAGCGATTGTTTCCTTATCAAATAGTTGAACAATACCCCATGCTTCTAACGTTTTGTTACTTCCATCTGTCTATCGTTTAATTGGTTAATGCTTCCTATTTCTTTCTTTGATTCTCTTTTCCCCATGCTTATACCCGGCCTTATATGCCGTTCTCCCTGCCATAAAAATGACAAGCAAGAATCCTATATCCATCAGAATTGCTTCAACTATGCTCATTTCTTCACCTCCTGCCTTACCGGCGGAAACCGGATGATTATCTCATTGTCGGTTACTTCTGCAGTTAAAATAGTCGTACCGGTAAGGATGTTGATTTTTGAGCGTTCAATTGTCTTGCCTTTCCGGGAGATGATAATAGTAACCGGCTGCACGGATTTAGGATCCTTCTGTCCCTTACCCTTCCTTGGAGGCTTGCTTCTTTCGTAAAGCTTGCGCTGTTGGGTTTTGATGTTTATTTCCATGATTAATGTTATTAGATGTATTATTGTAATTCACATATTTGCAAAAATTTATCTACTTTCTGGGCCATGAACCGGAAACGATGATTGAATTTCACTTCATTTGAGTAAAGCTTGAAATAGTGGTAGACCATTGACTTATTACGATCGAGACAGATACTTATCTCCTCTGGGTTCAAATCTGAACGCTTGCAGTAGTGTGCGAAGAGCATCCGGGCAAAAACGTAACCTTCCTTCCTGCTATGAATCCGATATTCCTCAATAGTCATGCCCGTAGCCTCATGAATTGCCGCCTTTATCCGTTCAATTATTGCTGCCTTCCGGTCATCGCTAACCGTTTGTTCCCTCTCAGTGGACTGGTAAAATATCTGTTTCCCAGTTACAAGACAGCTGTACCGTTCTGTTGATGCTTGTTCGTTTTCCTGCCATCCTGAGAGCAAGTATATACCATCGCACTCATAAGTCAATGCCTCAATTCGGTCTGGCCATGGTGGCAGGTTGATATCACCACCCGGGAGGTCGAAGGGATCCAATGGTTCATGGCCCAACTTCACAATTTCCTGAGCCGCATTTTGGTACTGCTCCCTGAGCTGGTCAGGGGGCATTGCTGTGTTTCCGCTGATGAAGAGTTTCATGGTCCTTTTTATTTATTCTTTGGGTACAGTTTCGCTAAGTGCTTCACCGGTGGTTTAACAATCTTGTTCCTACGTACCAGGGGTGTAAAGGTCACCTTACGCAGGCTGAATAGCACAGGCTCTTCCTCGTTTACTTCAAAGTACATCCAGTAGCTATCTACCTTCACAACCCTGCCGTAGATCGTCACCGGGTAGTTGTTCCTGGGTGTAAAGCCTTCAAGCCGGCCGAACATCCCTTCTATTGCTCTTGCCTCGTCTGCAGTCATATCAGTCAGCAAATAAGTTATAATCAGCGTCCACGTAACAGTGACTGAGCGTTTTCAGGTTATTCCGATCCAACCCTGTCAGCTTGATTAAGCTGTCTTTGAGATATACCTTCGTTTGATTGCATGCACATGATATCAGCACCCTGGTCGCAAACCACCTTGCATCCTCGACACTGTACTTGGCTCCGGATCTCAGGCCAACCTTGTATAGATCACAGAATCCGAGCGTCTCTTCGATCATCCGGTAGCTGCTGTCAAAGTCAATGATCGGCTCGATGCTGGTCCAGGTCTTGAATCCTGCCTCATGCAGCTGCTTCATAGCCTCGATACGTTCAGCATTGGTGGCACAACCCGGTTCGAGCTCGTCATGGCCCGTGAGGGTGAAACCAAAAGCAACAAGTCTCTTAGCTTCCCATGTATACCTATTCAACCATGTGCCGGCGCTTGTAGCCTCAGATATAAACTCAGGAACCCACCATGTCTGTTTCGTGAGAGCAATGACTGGAATATTGCGATTGAGGCATGATCTTATGGCTGACATATTTAGCTCTGCAGTCTCGCGCAGAAACGGGTCAGATACGAAATTGAAAAACAGTCCGTACTTCCTTAGTTCAGCTATATTCCCGTCCAGTTCCTTCTGAAAGATCTCGAGAGCTTTCTGCTCATCACTAAATGAATGATTCTTGTGATGATAGCTGACAATCGACTGTTTCAGGGTAGGTTTATCTCCGCCAAGTACCTTCTCTGTAACCCCTGTCCGGTTGTAACAGTACTCACAGCACCCGGAGCAACCGTTGTAAAAGTTCGCGGCATACCTGGCGTATTCGCCGGCCTTGCCCTTTGGTTGATAAATAATTTTACCCATAATGATGTATATATTTTTAGCCCTTTTTTGTAACAAGGTTGTAAATTGCCTTTGTCAGATAGAGATCATATGAGGCATCATGCAGTTTTTCCCGATCCATGTTGATGCCTAATTTTTCAGCTACTGTGGCCAGTTTGAAGTTTTCCATCCAATCCCGACTATCAAGAAGGTACTGCGTGGCCAGCACCATCACATCAATGCTGTTAGACCAAAACCAGGAGCCGAAGTAATTGTCGCCATTCTGCAAGAAAAAACCACGCAGGAATTGGTTATCAAACGGGGCATTGTTATACCCTACCAGAAAGAATTTATCAGTCCGGGAATAGCGCTCAACATAACGACCAAGTGTGGTGATCAGCTGCACGTATACGTCCATCATGGGGGGATAGGCAAGGATCTGCTCTTTGGTTACCCCGGCCACATTAAGAGCTTCCTGCTCGATTATTGCCTTCGGGTTGGGGCAGACCTTCCAGTCGTGTGTTTCCTTGGTAATCCCATCGATCACGATTTCGCAACTGATTTGGTGGATTCCGTTCTTTGCCGGGTTTACTCCGGTAGTTTCAAGGTCAAAAAAGAATAGCTTCATTGTCTGTGGATGTTTTTATTTTGGGTGTCTTTACTGTTACTTTTTGATCAAGGTCATAATACCATATCCCCTGGGATCCTCGTGCATAGATTGGCTCTTTAAAACGATCTATCCGTTCAAGGAAAAGGCCGTATCTTATTGTTTTGCATTCTATTAATGCTTTACTTGCGTCGCCGGAGTTCAATATCCGGAAATCACTGACAAAGGCGCTTCCAAGGATGAATCCATGGATCATTTCATAAGGCTTATAAATGATTTGTTCCCTTGTGAGAAAAGGATTATTGACAGCATTTGCGTCTGTTCCCTGACTTGAGTGGATAAGGATTCGTCTGTTTTTCAGACAGGCAAAGTGATCGTGGGTCCTGGTCTCAATGGTCTTCCATTCCCTCATTATCCATGTAGCCCACGGCTGATGAAGCGTTATAACAGGATAGATCATTGTATGACTGGTGTAAGTAGGTCATTTAATGAATACCTGCCGCTTTTAATCAGTTGATCGTGTTCCTGGCTTCCTGGATATACCACTCCGTAGTCGGTCATAATTGGTCTGTCGCATGGGCATGGAAAGTATCCGACAGTGGTTGGTTCTCCGTCCCATCTGGCTGGAGCCGGCTTTAATTCTTTTCCGCAGTGTTCGCAGTTCATCACTTATCTCCTTTCATAGTTGTTCTATAGCTTTACAATACCTTTCATCCCTGCCATGGAAACCAAAATATCTGAGACCATCATCAAAGTGTAGTATTTCTCCTGTTGGATTAATTTTATCTACCCATATCCAGTCACCACCATATTTTGCGCCGAGTGCAGTTATAATAACTCCTACCTGATGGCTCGAGCACACAACCAGGGCTTTTTCTGTAGTTCCATGTTTTGCAAAAATCTTTACCATGACTATTTCTATGTTAACTGTAAGGTTACAGTACGGAATATTTTAACTATAAAACTGTTTTTTAATCATTTAATAAATTCATATTGTATGATTACACTCCTGCTATATATTAGCGAAATAAAGTCGGTATTTCAAGTTTGCTCATGATTGCTAACCTTTAAAATTTATAGTAACAACCTCTTCCTCTTTCCCTGTTTTACCATTCTTTTTTACGGGTAAAAGAAACATTGTTTCCACGCTATGAATTTCAGGAAAGAAGACATTGCCGTCACCATCACCATCATTGTTCAGATCACAGAGCACCACTGGCCAATCTTCTGGCAGCTCTTTCAATTTTTCAATAAGTTCTTTTACTTTCATCTCTATTCTGTTTTAATTCCATTCTTCACGAAAACAGTAGTACGGTGGTATTCCATCATCGAAATAGGACTTAACGGCCTCCCGGTTGATTTTTATTTCCTCTTTCGGTTTGCCGGTTTCTTTTGCTGTTATCTCTACAAGTGCCTCGATATATTCATCCAGGGTCTTAATTACAGGTTTGCTCATGGCTCAACTATTTGTTACGCAATTCGTCTAGTTCGGCAACTTCATTGCGTTCTGTGTAATCATTAAAAAGTGCTGCCCCTATTTTATCCCACGATACCCATGAGGTATTTCCTTTTACATTCCCCGTTTTTAATTTTGCGGGTATATTCGTATGTAATACAACACCATCTTTCGAGGCATTGCTGAACCCTGTAATAATTACTTCTTTTTTCATCTCTATTCTGTTTTATTGTTATGCTCATTAGGGTTAGGGGTTTCGTTCAGACTCTTAATAAGAGCATCAGCATACAGTAATGCTTTTTCTGATATCTCTTCTGGCTTTGTCCACTCTATAAGCTGAGATGTTGAGGCAATACATCCTTGCATCGCCATTGCGGCAAATTGCTGACGTATGGTCATTCCTGAGCCCTCAAACTGGATCATCTTCACACCATACCCGTTGTCCTGTTCATAGATTACCGGACTTACCGGTTCGTTTCCTGTGATTTTCATACTGCTATTTTTTCTTGTTCATATACATATGTTACCGCCTCGAGCAATGCTTTTGCCATACCTACCGGAACGGCATTACCGATCATCTTGATGATCCTTTTATCTGAAAGCCTGAGCCCTGGTCTCTTGAAATATCCTTTTGGAAAACCTGTTATTGAAGCAAGTTCATCAGCCGTAAGAAACCTCATCTTTATATCGAAGTCAAGTAAATCAGATAACTCAGCTGTTACAAGTGCTTTCTTGTTTGGTTTGGTTAGGATGGTATTAAGAGGTCTATCGAGACTTTGATTTTGTGTCTCGGGATGACCGGAACTATTAAAATAAGCTGTAATAAACTGAAACTTTTCTTCGGTTGTTAGAGTCCCAAGAGGTTGATTTATACTGCTGTTATTGGCTTCAGGTTTGCCATTACTGTTATACTGAGCACTAATGAACTGCTTCTTTATCGTAATTAACTGCTTTGTCTGTCTTGTCAACTGAGTTCGCAGAGGTTCATCCGGGAGATCATAATAGGATGTGTGACAATAATCATGAATAAATTGCATCTTCTCTACTTTAATGAGACAATGCCGATCTTTCGTGGGTATCGTATGGAGGGGCTGAGAAAGGCTCTGACAGTTGAAATTATTGCCTTCGGTGCTATTTCCATAGTACTTCATGATAAAATATACTTCTGGAGCATATTTTTTCACACCTCCTGCAATCCGCCTAAGTGAATTATTTACGAGTGGTTTCCGGTGGTTTTTCGGAATAAGCATGTTTTCTGCTCTACCAAATATTGAATGCCCTTCATTTGTCAAATCAATGTGAGGTTTACATGCGTTCCATTTGGGTAAACCAAACACATTTTCTATCTCAGCATGAGTAGGTATAGGCCACATGATAGGGCACCCGGGTTTTGAGAATATCCCGAAGTATCTGATCCGGCGGGTAGGGCACCCGTAATCAGCTGCATTCAGGAATCGACGCTCATAATTGACATAACCGAGATCCTTAATTGCCTGGACCCACCTCAAGTATTCAAGGCCATCAGTTCCCTTTACGCGTTTCCCATCTTTGAGCTCACCCCAGCGGATGAATTCGGGGACATTTTCAATGTACAGATAATCTGGCCTACAATGAACCAGGTACCGGGGAAGCTCCCATCCAAGCATGAAGGATCCAATATCTTTATCCTTCCCTCCTTTCGCCTTGCTGTGGTTTGTACACTCGAGGCTAGCCCAAAGCACATCAACCGGATCCAGTTCCATTACATTCTGTTCCCTGATGTCAGCCTGGTAGTGTTTTGTCTCCGGGTGATTCGCCTCGTGGGTTTTGATTGCAATAGGATCATGATTGAGAGCCCAGCTCACATGAATCCCGGGGACCATAAATGCTCCAGTACTGGTTCCGCCACCACCGGCGAAGAGATCAGCAAAAGTTATCATCTGCAGTCCTCCTTCTCACAAATCAGGTGCTCAGAATCAAAGAGCGTAGGCATATTGACATTCTGCTCTGCAGCACGGCAATAAGATGCCCCGTCAATAAAGTATCTGGCGTTTAACTCAATGCCAATACCATAGCGACCCTTCAGGATTGCCCTGTAGGGTACTGTCATAAGCCCTCCAAAGGGGTCTAAGACAATCTCTCCAGGATTGGTCATCTGATCTATCACCCTATCGGCAATGTCGAATTGCATTGGACATAAGTGCATTTCCTTGCCCTTGCTCCACTGGCTGCCGTTAAGGGTGAGCATCCTTGTAATATCAGTCCATACCTCATCTGACCAGCTCTGGGGCTGCAAAAGCATGAAGCCGGAAGGAAGCTTCCCGTGCAGCTCTAAGGTTTCAGCTATTTTGACGTTAAATTCAAAGTCATAAATCTGCTCCAAAGAGAACCTTTTATACTCATTGAAAATTACATCAGGCTCCAGTTTTGCAAGCTCCTCCGGCCTCAGTATCCGGTTTCCTGATGACCTGGTAAAACCATGAGCATCCATCTGCCACTTTGCACGACTATAACCTTCGTGATTCTCAGTACCTGCTTTCTGAATGATCTTTTTAGGCTTCACAACTGGAATATCAGCATAAGCATTTGTCCGATCTGTTTGAGGTTTCCGAAAATACAGGAGGTATTCCGGCATACCGACACCCATTTTGCTGCCGTCCTTGCATTGTTCGGTCCACCCCAACCGGTAGGTTTGGTTATTTTCCCTGACCACATCTGTTACTATTGTTTTCATTCCCAGGAACGCGAAGCCGTGTTTCTTGTAGTGGCTGATAACATCAGCGTGAAAAGGATAAACCTCCTGACATCCCATACCTGAAAGTCCCATAGGTACAATCCGATCCTTAACGTGGATCGCGGCAATTCGACCAGGCATAAGCTTCGCAAAGAGCTGAGGCGTCAGGAAATCCATCTGCTTGAAAAACTCTTCATTGCTCTCGGAGTGGCCAAAATCAGCATAGTTTGCTGTATACTCATACTGAGTGGAGAAAGGAATAGATGTCAGGATCAGGCCAACAGAATTGTCTTTTATGTCCGTATGATTCGTCAGCTCGGCAACATTATCGTTGTTAATGAGCTTAAACTGCCGGCCTTCAATTACTATTCTTTCGACTCCTATTTTACGGATCAGCGCCTTTGTCATTTCCGCATGAGAAAGCCCATACTTTTTGATTATTTCTGTCATTTTCTGAACAAGCTTATCGTGGTTTTTCCATTTTGTCTCAAGTGCTTTGCGAACGGTCCGCTCCGCCTCTGTATAAATCAGGTCGATTCTTACGGGATAATTTTGCAGGAACCTCTGCAGGCGGTGAACTGACTGAATAAATTCATTGAATTTGAAGCCGATGCCAAGGTATATAGCCCAGTGACAATACCTCTGGAAGTTGCAACCCGAACCAGCAATAACAGGTTTTGCTGCCAGCTCCCGGAATCGGCCGTATGTGAAGTCTAAAATAGTCTGCTCCCTGATCTCATAATCCTGGGTGCCATAGATTGAGACGGCATCAGGAACGGCTTTTTCAATTGCGTGCCTTTCAACTTCAAGGTCATGCCAGACGATTCTGTGAGCCTGTGGATCCTCCGCCCTGAGTTGCATCATCTTTTCAATCCTAATACTAAGGCTTTCTTGTTTTTCGCGGGAGGCATCCTGCAGCCCGAGCGCTGAGTCCTTGAACATCTTAACCTGTCCAGATCTGTCGATGCCGGCTTTTGAATGATCAGAGGGAATTTCATGCCATCGGAGGTCAAGCTTAGGCAATACATACCCTTCATCATCCTTTGTCTCGCCAGTGATATCTGAAGGCTTGTTTACAAACATAGCCCATGAACTGACCCAGAGCCAAAACTCTTCTTCCTTGTGTGCGTGCAGCGTAAGTTTATCGGCATGGGTTGAGTCTCTTTTGAAGAACCTGGTCTTAGCCTGAGATACATCCATAATGCCGAGGAAATCAGCATAGGCCAACAGTTCAATATAGTCGTTTGGAGAGGGCGTTGCGGTTGCAACAAAGCGGTATTTGACCTTATCCTCCCCCCTCCGGCACTGCATTGGCCCGGCGTCACCGGTGAAGAGTCTCATGAATTCCCGGAATGTCTTCGTCCCGCCGAATCCCCGGAGTATTGAGGCCTCGTCGAGAGATGCCACCGCAAAACGATTCGGGTTAAGCCTGCCGTCTCTCACACTCTCATAGTTGGTCAGGTATATTCCATCTCCCTCAGCCTCATTTATCCTCCTGATAAACTTAGGGGGTATGCTCCATCCAAGTATATTAATACTATCCTGAACAAACTCCTGTTTTACGTTTAATGGACAGACGATTAACCCCTTTCCTGCTCCGATTTTTTCGAGGGTAATTCGTACAGCTTCAAGCTGAGTGACGGTTTTATGCAAACCGAATGATGCAAAACAAGCTCTCCGGCCACCTTCGACAAGCCATTTTACCATCAGCTTATTATGGGGTTTTAATCCCGGATTGACTTCACCGATATCCATAGCATGGCCACCCGGCGGAACGATCTTTATTTTGCCCTTTAGAAATTTTAAGTATTCACTATCTCTATCAATAACATTCATACAATGAATCTTTTAAGATTATCAAATGCCGGACACTCACGAACAATGTACCGCCAAGCCTGAAACCTTGGGATACTCCCTATTGGGTCATCAGGAAGACTACATATCTGCCTTGAGTTGCAGGATTTCTTGCAGGCTTTACAACATCCTTCACATTCAGAGCTGAAGTGGCACATCATGCATTGTTCTTCTTTAGTGACCGGAAGTGGTATTTCCAATTGGACTGAAATCATTGCTACTGTACTTGTTCTCCGACATTCCAACCTAAAAAAAATGCTGCCACCACAGCAAGTGTCCATAATGCTACTACCACAATGGTTAAGATTAATCTCCGGGACTTACTCATGCTCCTGAAGAAAATATCAAGAGCATCACCCAGAGTAATAATTGGTAGTGTAGAAATATGAATCCTGCCTTTGGTGATATTGCTTTGATTTTCTATCTCCTCACACTTACCGGGTCCCCAGTCTATGTTCTGTTCTCTTACTATTGCCTTCTGGCAATCATCGGACATGCATGCATGATATATACAGCCCCAATTACTTGTCTTGCATTTCATCGCTTTCTTTTTTTGTATACTTAAAAATCAGTCTTTTAAAAGAAGGTACCTTATCCTCGTTATTATGAAGTAATCGAACGAGGTTTCTCATCTTCTCAACCGTTGGTTCCTGATCGGTTCTGGCTTCTCTTAATGCCTTCTGCTTCTTCTCAGCTGCTAGCGCTTCCCGCCTTTCCTTTGTGATATATCTCAGCCAGGTATCAATGGATTTAAGGTTTATGCCGTAAACCTCTCCATATCTACCCATGGATCCTTTCTCAATAGCTTCGGTGATATCAGTATCGGTGAGGAATGGATAATCCCTGATGATGAGTCTCGATACCGCAGTTGCCATGATTGTGAGGTCCTGTTTATTTGGGATCTGTCCGGAGTATACATAACCCTTTGAAAGCTCCTGAATCACAAACTTGAGCCGGTCTGGCTCCTGAAAATGTGCAGGAAATGAAATACCCTCTTGCTTTATCGGACTGTTACTCATGGCTTCCTGTTAATTCTTCAATTACTTCATGAGCGACATCCGCAACAGATTGGATCTTCGAGGGGTTTTGCTTTCTCGCATTAACTTTAGCAGCAAAGACATCGATATATTTTACTTTTTCTTTGTTGAGCTGACGCAGCTTCATTACAGACATGAAATTTGTGCGCCAGAAATCATCCATCCGCATTCGCTTGATGATATTGTGTATCTGATCAGGAGAGTATCCGTCGATCCTGATACATTTATCGAGTGTGTCGAGCCAGGCTATTTTTTGAGCTTCAGTTTTTGGGCGGATCTTCTCATCAAAGAACACCACCACCGATTCAAAGAGTTCTTTGACCTCAGAGGTATATATACTATGTATATCTGTATCTTTATCTTTATTTCTTATTCTGCCATTTTTGGCTATTGGGGTATCTGTAGGGGTACCATCTTGTTTTAGTGGGGTGACTATGGGTTGGCTATCAGAGCTCCATCTTTTCTGAGCCCCTTTATAGCCAAATTCACTGGATCGGTTACTTTTTTCAAGCATCTCATGGTATTGTTCATCTAAAAATGATATATGAACCTCCTCTGTATCCATGTCATATTTGAGGACTCCTGACACATTTATAAGGGTATCCCACTGCTCTTCGGTAACCTGGCTATACCTTTGCTTTAGCCTCCCTATAGCCACCCTACAATCACGCTTCCAGTAATAGGCGCATATGTTTGCAAAAATTCCCTGAATATCCCATGGTAATAGGGTGATATCACCGGTGAGCCACTCATCAGGATGAAACTTAAAAAATGGAAGGTCCTTGCTCATATTTTCTGTCTTTCAGTTTTGTGATGCCTGTTCTTGTTTCCTTTCAGTCTCCAGTTGCTTCTGATACCTGGCAATTATCCTTTTTGCCTGTTCGCTCATTGGAGCACCGGCAATTGTCCTCAGATCTGCCCAAAGAATAATATTCTTAACAGCGAGCTTTGTGTTCTGCTTTTTCAACCGGATGTTCTCCGATATGAGTGTGAATGGATTTATCATTTGTCTAGCTTCTCCTTTACTTTCCTCAATGCGTCCCTCTTTGCTATCTTATTCACGATCCGGAAGTAATTCGCATGATCATGTCTCCTTATTGCTCAGCGTTTACGCCATTGAAGGATTCTGTCGTTAATAGTCATAGAGTAGTGTATTGCCTTGTTCCATGGGCAGGATTCGAACCTGCTTCGCCCGATTATTACCCTCCGTGTATTGGTTCATGAGAGGTACTTATCCTTGAGGCTTGCCTGTTGGGCATGAACTATCCACCATGGAGATCCTTTGATTGATGGGAATCCTGTGGCCTATTTAAGCAGGTCCTTGAACTCCTTGCTCGGTTTGAAGTACGGAATCTTCTTGGCCGGCACTTTGATTGTGGTCCCGCGACTGATATCCCGGGCAAGCTTTGCCTTTCGTATCTTTGGGATCCAGGTACCGAATCCACGGAGAAAGATCGATTCTCCATTTGCAAGCGTCCTCTTTGTCTCTACCATCGTCTGATTGATCACCATCTCAGTAACCTGCGGGCTCACCCTTGTTTTTGCAGATACACTGTTTACTAAATCCTGTTTTGTCATGTTGCTAATTGTTTGGTTAATAGATAGGTTTAAATGTGTCTCTTATTCTTGTTTTTAGGGTTCCAGATATGATAAGGATCTTTATGAATTGCAGGGTGGCACCGGCCACATGTCGTGACTACCCACTTCAGATTATCATCTTCGAGCTCATGGCCAACGATGCTTTTACCATTGACATAGTAGGCGATGTGATGTGCCTCCAGGAAGAGCTTTGATCCGCATCCATGGTTCCTGCACCGGAACCCATCACGGACCAACACTCTCCTCCGGACCTCTCGGTGATATTCATTATCGAGTGAGTTGACATAAGAGCTTTTTCTACCTCTCTTGTGCTGCAGTCTCGACATCAGCAAAGTTGTTGTCAATGAACTCCTCGTTTGCTGCCATAGCATTCCATATCTCTCCTTTCTCCGACTCAGGAATATCGCGGATAGCGCAGAGTTTCAGTTGCCTGTCCATGTAAGTGAAGAAGTAATACCTTCCCTTGTAAGGGATCCGGGAGGTATGCATGTCATCGAGCTTGATGTCTACCAGGCCACGTTTTACTTCGTAAGCCAGGCTTTTAACTTCGGTAACCGTAGCATTTACCAGTTCCTGGCACTCGTCCATCTTTTTCTTGGCAGCATTGTATTCAATAGTAGCAGCGGAGAGCTCTTTCTCCCGGGAAGGAAGAATGTTTTCGAGGAGATCATTATACTCCCTTCTGATTTCCGCTTTCTCCTTGCTGTCCATGTGCCTTGATACTGTCAGAGCCTGGTTGATAGAGGTGAAATTTGAACCCAGGAACTTAGCAGCCTCTTCCGCTGTGGCAAACTCCCCGAAACTTTCAGGTACCAGGGTGCCGTCGTGCGCCACATTGAACTCAATGACGGCCGGTCTGTAATTGATGTCTCTCATGTTAATAGGTGTTTATTAGTGTGTTATTATTGGCTTTGTTTAAAGGCCGCAGCCTCCTTGCCGGGAGTCCGCATTTCACGCATACCCTCTCGTCCTCGATCTCCATGTATGCCTCACCCTGCTGTATCCTGGCTTCACAAACGAAGCACCTGGTAGGGATGGCCGCGACCTTGATAATTATTTTAGAATGGTTCTGCATTGAGGTTTATCTTCATGTTCTTACTAGCTGCAAATACATTGGGAATTCCCGTTGCCTCTTTTATGGTCCTGATGAACTCAACCTCATTGCTATTGCCATTACTCAAGTGGAGCAGGACTATATTCTGAAGTCTGGAAATGCCATTCGCTAGAATAGTATCACGACAGGTCTTTATCTCCATGTGTGTCTGCAGAAGACGACGACGCATAATTGCAGGAATGCTCCCCCTGAGGATATTCTCCTCCAGTATCTCGTCCGAGTAGTTTGCCTCAATCAGGATATGTGAGAGGTTATCAAAGACATATTCTGTCATAAAACTGTCTGTGAGGAACATGATATTCCCGCTTTCAGCGTGGTGGATATGAAACCCAAGGCAAGGACAGTCGTGGTGAGCCTCAAAGGGTATGATCCTGAACCCTCCTACCATGTAACCCTTTTCCGGATCAACACGCACTGACCTTATATGCCTTGTCAAACCATGTGTTTCGAATACTCTCTCATGAGACAAAACGTCAATGCCAGAATCAGCATATTCTTTTACCCAGGCAGAATGGTCTTCATGTTCATGGGAGACCAAAACACCCCTGATGTTATCTATTCTGAAACCTAACGATTTCTTTACTTCGGCGAGATGCGTCCCTGCCTCAACGACAAGGACTTCATCTCTTGCCTGAAGTATGTAACCGTTGCCGGCTGAGCCTGATGAGAGGACATGGAGAAGCATGTGGGCTGGTCGCTGAGATTAGAAACCCGGTTGAGCTGCGGCAGCCTCTGTTCCGAAGAGAGTCTCGGCTGGCTGTCCTTGTCCATTCTCCGGCAGGGTGTTGTCATTTACCTCCTCATATTGGATATCAGTGCCAATGGTCTTCCTTGCTGCGTCGCCGCCTGGTACTTCGGAAGTTTTCAGAGACTTTGTCCCTGTTCCTTGTTGTAGTTGGGAATCGCGCCTCTCTTTGAGAGCCTCGTCCGGATCCTGATCCCTGAGAGCCTCCAGCGACTTCTCCTGTTCAAGCATCCTCATGAGATTGTCATCAATCTTCTCGCTGTCAATGGGGATAACTCCGTATGCCATTCGGAAGAGGGTCTTCCACATCATCTCCGGGTACCAGCCTTCAACCTTTTCCTTACCGACTTTCTTACCGTCCTCCCACTTATCTTTTTCTCCTCCCCAAAACTCCGGTGAAGCATACTCTGGCTTGCGTTTCTCAATCTCATAAGTGCTGTAGAACATGAGCTTATTCTTGCGTGGTTCCTCATAATACTCATGGTAATAAAAGCCTCCGATGATCTCCCCGCGGTCAAATGGATTTTCGCTCACGCTAAACTCAAAGGATTCCACATCATGCCCGATATCTTTCTTTAGTGGCTTAAATGAATCTTTCGCATAGACCAACTCCACAATCACATTATCCGGGATCTGAAAACCGTACTTACGTGCTTTCAATTCCTTACCACGATATCCCTCAATAAAACCGATATTATAGTTTCCTATCTTATTGTTTTTATAGGGGATCATGCTAATATGATTGGGTAATGCCGGATCATAACCGATCTTCGAACATGCCACTACATCCATCGCAAGCTGCTCGAGATTAACATTCTCCCATGTTAGGGGTGTAGCATCCCTGAATTTCTCTGACTTCTTTAATCTCTTCTCCTCGGCGGCTTTCAAGGCCATGTCTGTCGAGATAAAGTAGTTTTGAATAAGTCTCTTCTGATACCCGGTAAGTTCAACGGTACCAGCCACCCCGGAGAATTGTTTCATCACCATGGCGGTAAACCGCTCGCTATGGGTTGGACCTGATTTCTGGATAGCTGTCGAAGGCTTATCTGTATCCGGTACTTCATTTGTAGCGGAAGATGCCCCTGCTTTGTTCTCTACTTTTGTCATAATAATTTCTGTTTTATGCGTTAACCTCTTCAATTACAGCTGTCTGTTTGGCTGTTTGCTTTTCTGCTCGTTCGTTAATACTCAGGCGTTGGCCTTCGGTCACAAATAGACCTATTACCTGTGACCGGGTCTCAGGGATGTCATTAATAGCCTCAGCATTATCAATAAAAATTGGAGCATGTGTATGGTAGTAATTGCTCAGGGCATTAATAATATCAATGCCTACGGTGATCTTCATGCCATTGTTAAGGTCCCTGTAGGGAACCCCTTCTACCATGCATTCACATGTCTCCTCCTCATTGCCATTGATTAAGAAGTTGAACATCCTAAATCTGGCGGTTTTGAATAACCGGTTGACCCTCTCCTCTACCAGATGGATGTACGTCTTGGTGTGATCCAGAATAGTATTTTCATCCATTTCATAATTGGCAATGATCTGGTTTAACTCGATCTGGCGAGCTTTTAATTGGTCAATCCTGGTATTGAGGTCATTGATATCACCCTTCGTTCTGAGATTACTCCGGAGTTCATTGATACCTGATTCTATAAGCTGACGCTTCTGCTGCAACTCTCCCACTCCAGGAGTCTGTATCTCCCCAAGAGACTCTTCGAGACTTTTTATTTGTTCAACGTTGGCCTGATAATCTTCATGAGCCATAAGCATAGGTGAGATCGAAACAATACCTTGGGGTATGTTCTTTTCTGCTTCATCTCTCTGTTGCTTCAGCGCGGATATCTCACCCTCAATTCTGGCAGCTTTGCTTTTTAATTCTTCGACAAGGGCCTTTTTCTCCGATATACGACCTGTAATGGTTTTGCCCTCGGTTTGTATTTCCTCCAGTCTCTTTGCTCTGGAGACATTAAAATTGGCAGTAATCTGAGTCTTTTTGGCTTCAACATCACTTTCATCGAAGGGCCTCTTACAGGTAGGGCAGACAGAGATATCAGGATCAAAAGTGGCCGTCCTGTCATTCTCCTTATACCACTCCTTCCTGAGAGATTCAGCCTTCTGCTCCAGGACGGTGATATTAGCCTCCTCGCCCCTGATCTCTTCCGTAAGATCCGAGAACTCCCTGGCCTTAATACGTACATTATTGCTGAGCTTGTCAAATTCCGCCCTGGCATCGTCTCCAGATCTGTTAGAGCTGGACCGCACCTCAGCCTCAATCCTCTGCTGTTGCTCCTTCAGTTTATTTATTTTCCCCTGTATCTCGAGCCGTCGGCGGCCAGCCTCATCTACTTGACGGGCTATATCAGCTATATCAGAGTCTATCTTACCGATTTCAGCTATTTTTCGATCGATTTCGGTCTGAATCGAGACATAATCGTACCCTTTTGATACGATTTCGCCCTTTTTCAGATCATTTTCATCAATCCTTGGCTGAATTCCGGAGAGCTCCTGTCCTGCAAGCTCCTTCTTCTTGGCCAGTTCTGCCTTGTACTCCTTTATCGTTTTACCGGTTATCCGGCTTAGGAGTTCAGCAAAAGCTTTAGAGCTAGGCATGTCAGCCTCGTTGACTTCACCAACAACTGTTGAAAGGATGTCTCGCTGTTTTGCCCAGGGCATTGAAGGAAAATGAAGAGGATTAGTCAGCAACTTGAAGGTGATGGGATTACAAATCGTTTCAACCTTCATATTATACTCCTTCATGGCACAAGGAACCTCATTAACGTAGTAGCTGGTCTCATGGCCGGAAAAGATCTGATCGTTCTTACCCTTGGGCTTAGTCCACTTCTCTTCCAGTACCCTCTTCAGCGTGATCCTTTGGTTATCAAGCTTGAGAATCAGTTCGACAGAGTGTTCGAGATGGTGTTCTGCCTCGCCGTCAGCGTTCAGGGTCTTAACATTGAAATCAGTCCGGTCCTCACTGTCCTTGCCGAACAGGCACCATAGAAAGGCATCCATGACGGTCGTTTTACCGGTTGCATTTCTCCCGGCAATAGTATTCATCCCGGGCTGCAAAGGCACCTCCAAATGCTTTGCTCCCTTAAAGTTTCGAAGAGTCAGTTTTTCAATTTCTATTTTCATACTATTCTGTTATTATGTTTATTATATGCGTTTCATGGTTCTCAATCTCTTGCCTGGATATTTCACTGGCTGATCTTCTCAGTTCCATCGAAAGGGTTGGGGATAGCGAAACAATAGCAAACCGAGCTTCAGAGTCTGACAGGATCCTTTTGACAGGTTTTCCGTCCCTTGACAGGTTATATCTGAACCTGTGGTCTCCCACGCCGAACGTGCGAATAACTGATAGTGTCATTTCTCTTCTGATTTTTTGCGTATGCGTTCTCTGACTGTTAAATAGGTATGCCGGTTGGCGGTCTTTGCCACTGCCTCGATCTGCAGACGGTCGATCCGGTAATTGGAGCCCGGACCATCCTGAATGAGATCTACCAGGCCTTCACTAATCCACCGCTCAACAGTAGTTTCTCCGTATTTACGTTCGGCAGCACTGAGGGAGATATAAGGTCTGAGAAGGTCTGCTTCCTGCAGGGCCTTCTTGGCTGAGATCTCACCCACCTCGAGCATCAGGCTGATCAGCTCCCGTTCACTATCTGGCATCCTGATGGCCACAGCTCTGACTATTTGAGGGTTTGCGAAGAATACGGACCAGGTTAATCAGGTTCGCGATAACGAAGGCATCGTAAAGCAATTGCCCCAGAGGGCCTGCTTCTGTAAGCTCACCAAAGAGCAGGACAAAGCAAAACACGAAATACAATGCTCTGCCGGTCTCTTTTGATATTAACATTCTATTCATTGTCAGATGTATAATGGTTCATCATCAACGCGTCTTACATTCTCACATCTTTCCTCTGCACGACGTAAGCGCAAATACAGGTTATCCATCTCGCAATGGATGGAAGCAGAAAAAATGAACAGGAGGAAACATGCCACTACCTTACGGGCAAGTGGCGAGAGACTAAATGGAATACTGTATCGTGTGCAGAACCACCAAGCAGATAATTCATTCACTTTTGTCACCCCGATCTTTTCGTAGATATTTCGGACGTGATTTTCAACCGTCCGTACCGCGATATGACAATGAGATGCTACCTCCTTCTTACAACCGCCCCAGGCTATAAGCTCAGCAATCTCAGCTTCCCTTCTTGTTAATTCTACCGTTGCGTTCATGACCATCAGTGTTACTTCTTCTGGTAGAGAAACTTATTAATGAAGTATACCTGCCCTTTTCCGGTAACCTTGGTTGTGAATGTGGTCATCTCTTTGTCTGGTGCTCCAATCGTGCGTTCGATGACCTCGAACAGCCCCATCTCCATCGCCTTCTGGGTCGGCCGGTTGTAGTATGAACCCTTGGTACATAGGTAGCCATGGTCACGGAACCACTGGAATAGTCGCTGTTGGCCTGTCTCAATGCCATTCTGCTTTAGGATCTTTGCCAGATCGGCTACCAGAATTGATTTCTCTGAACCGGTTACGCAGTCAGCAAAAAGGATCTTTGGGGCTGCTTCCTCCAGGGCTTTACCTTGTTCAAGGGTTTTAACACCCAACTCTGCAACGTCATGAATTAAATCTTCTACTCTCCGGCGCTCCTCCTTCAGTTGAGTTGCAAGACCTATAATTAGGTCAGGATTAGCAAGAACTTCCTCAATCTTTTGTGGCGTCATAAAGGCTCCATGTTTCCGAATAGAGGGAAGAACCTCTGATGTTACCCATTTGCGGAACGGTTTAATATTTGGACTTGAGCTTTGCAGCAGAACATCATAAAAACCACTCTCACTCACAAAGTTAGCCATCGAATTGCCTATACCCTCCGTAGAATTTAGGGCGTGTAAATCAAAGAGTTGCACATCATCATCGTCAAGTCTATTTCTGACAGACGATGGGTTGGAAAGAGATACCGCCTTGCACAGGTCAGCCAGGCAGAAGAATGGGCCACTATCCGTTGCGGCGATCCGAATGTCTCCAAAGACGGGGTTCTTGAATATCTGAACAGTAAGCGTACTCATGATCAATTCCCCCACACTTCTTTAATGCCGTACTTGCTGAAGATGGCCTCTATCGCCGCCACCTCAGAGACCTTCGGTTCAATCTTACCCCAGAGCCTCTGATACCATCCCATACGGGAGGTGATATTTAGAGCAGTCATTATTTCAGACTTCACCGTTTTCGCATTCCTCATGGGGATCTGGCTGTAACCCAATCGAAACGAGTAGCTGTCAATTAAATGAGTAGTTTTTGCCATTTACCTGTATTATTATTATTATGTATATTTGTATTTGCTGATGTGTACATAATGCAAATATACAGACTTATTCTGTATTTGCAAGTAATAATGCAGATTTTTTCTGCTATTGTTGAAATTATTTTATAACTGGCTGATTACATTAACTATATAGATACAGAGCAATTCTGCATGAATAAACAGATCGCAATAAATGTCATTCAAACAATCCTAAAAGACCTGGACATGAACCCCACGGACTTGGCTCGCTCAATCGGGATGAGTAGGACCCAGGGACTTTACGATGTTCTCAATGAAAAGAAGACGGCCGTGGGGATAAGCAAGAAGCTCGCAAAGAAAATTTCTGAAAGATTTCCACAATATACCGAAGCCTGGCTATTGACAGGTCAAGCCGAATCGATTGATACCGGGGATCACCAAGATTTGAACCTCATTCCTTTCTATGATGACATTACTACTATTGGTGGCATGAATACTCTTGCCGAATCTGGGGCTGTATATAAGCCCACTGAGTATATAAATACAGGTGACTGGTTCAGGGATGCTACGGCTGCCCTCAGGCACTATGGCGACAGCATGGTTGAATATCCCAGCGGTTGCATCCTAGCATTGAAGGAGGTGAAGGATAAAAGTCTTCTGATATGGGGAGAGGATTATGTCATTGAGACTTCAGAGTACAGGATCACTAAAAAGGTCCAAAGAGGGCCATCAAAAGAATTCGTTACGGCATATAGCACCAACACAGAGACCTATCCTGATGGCCGGCAGATCCATGAACCCATTGACATTCCCATTGACTCTGCAAGGTTCCTGCTGGTTCTGGGTTACGTTGTGAAAAAGAAGAATAGTGGTATGATGATATTCACTAAAGACAAATAGTATGATGGAAGACAATGCTATCGAGGTCCCGATTGAAAAGTTTTACAATGAGATTTACCTCCCATCCTTGAACATGGATAGGGAAATTGTTGATGCACTGAACATGCTTCGCTTACAAGCTCAGGCAAATAATGATAAGTATGTTTTAATTGAGAAGTGGCTATATGAACTTGTTGATGAAAACAAACAAAATAAAAAAATATGAAACCCATCCGCATTCTAATAGTGCCTTTAGTTCTGATCTTAGCATCCTGTTATTCAACGCAAACCATTCCCATTTCCTTTGATGAACCTGTCATCAATGTCTACGAAGTGGACGGAACAAAAGATGAGCTATTCCTGAAGGCTAATCTTTGGATGGTTGCAACATTTACAGATCCACGATCTATTATTCAATATTCTGACAAAGCAGAAGGCGTGATAACTGGTAAGTATTTATTAAAGTACATCCCTTTTAACGCCAGACACGACATGAGGCAATATGTATCCCCAAAAGAAGAGAGTATATATGCACTAATTGAAATCAGGATTAAGGATTCACGAGCCCTTATTTCAATTAAACCAGAGGACTGGAATTACTATCAGACCTATTATCCTAATAAAGAACCTGTAATTGCTGTTGGCGGTTACACAAAGGATGATGCAACGAAGGATATGGAGTCATTATGTGAGAGCTTCTATCAAAGATTGAAGTCAGCCGAGATAAACTTCTAGATCTTCACTTCTTATGGAACAGATTGAAATCTCAGTAATGGAGTACTACGCCCGGCCCTGGTATTATCCCTTCATGCCGCCCACACTATTTAAGGCATTGGAGGAGGCGTTTCTGAATGACCAGAAGATCGCCCGGGTAAGTAAGGCTGATTATGAACAGATGATGCGTGATTATAGGAGTCAACTTGCAAACTGATGAAGAGTAAAGAATTGAGCAGGGATGCAGAGGAGATCCAGCGCCGGTTTTTTGAAGCGCTGAACATGTTGATCAGCCAGGGCAGACTTGATGGATTACAAACATTTTGCCGGCAATATGGGTTAAATAGGCCCAAGTATTCTAATCTTAGAATGTCTTTAACCGCTGGTCACTCAGCTGCTCCATACAAGTATATAGATATTGAGGCTCTGGCTTACCTGGTAAAAGATTACGGAGTATCTGCAGACTGGTTATTGACAGGAGCAGGAGGAATGTTTAAATAATTTCTACTTATCCCTCTTGTATTATTGTGATACATCACTTACCTTTGAAGTGTTCTTTGAATTGCGGGATAAAGTAAGTGGTAACTGCTCGGGCTCATAACCCGTGAAATGCGTAATCGTGTGACGCTCCCGCACCAATTCCAGACCCGAAGGGCCTATCAGCGTCATAACAGTGGTTCGGATTGCGATTCAGGGTGTGCGTCCCTCTCCCCTGAATCCGATTTCCGGTAAGCAAGTAAGCCGGTGGATAGCTACAAAGTGCGATGCTGTAACAATGACGGCCCAGCAAGCAGACAATTGACGGGGATCTTGCTCCCTTGAAAGCCGGTAATAAGCCGGCTTTCTTATTTTAATTTATCCAGCACCATTCTTATTGTCCGGTCAACAATACCCCAATCTTTCTTGATATAGCCATCTGTTACAGCAGATCCAATACTGCGATGATTCAGGGCCATAGATATATCATCTTTTGAGATACCACAATCGTTGCGAGCGATGGTCGCAAATGAGAATCTGGCGTAATAACTAGTGAGCGGGACCTTTATACCGCATGTTTCGGCTACAACTTTCAGCCCTTCATTAATGGAGCTGCAGAATACTTCATGATTGCTATAGTCCTCAGCAAAGCGGAAGAGATACTCACTTTCTTCCTTCCTTGCCCTGTATTGGTCGATCAGAGGCCCTATCTCTTTCGGGATGGCCATTGATATAAAGGCACTGTCTTTGCGCCTGGACCGTGTCTTTTTGCGCTCATATGAGATCCTGCCGGCTTTGACTGCATCCCGGGTCATGTAATAGATGTCCGCAATATTGGTGCCGGCAAGACAAAAGGATAGTAAAAATACGTCACGTGCTAGGATTGGTCTGGGGTTATCAAGTTTCGAGTCCGGAAGATTCATTATACTGCGGATCTCTTCTGCAGAAAGAGTCTTCTTCCTTGCTTCCTTTAATTGGATGATCTTATACTTTGAGAATGGATAATGTTTAATCCTGATCAGATTAATATCCTCGTCATTGAATTCAAACCTGGCAGCATTGAATAATACCCGAATTGAAGTCATGTAGTCACGGATCCCGGTATCTGAACAGCCCTCCTTCTCAATGGTAGTTATACCACCAAGCTGATTCTGTCGCCTGATGGTCCTCTTTGTCCGCAAGAAGGCCTCAAAATCCCGCAGGAATAATCCATTAATCTCATCGATATTTATCTTCTCCCTGCCACAGAAATCAATCAAAGCATTGACAGGGGTCATAAGGGTCCTAGCCGTCTTTGCCCTACCTTCATTCCGGAGTTTATCACAATGCAGTCTGGCGAAAGCAACGAAATCTATTGTCTTGCCCCCACCATTCTCCATCTCCCACTCTCTCTGGAAATAATTGGCCAGGTCGGACGAGGTAAGATGATAAATACTTTCTCCCAGCTTCTGGGATTTGAGGTTCTCAAAGAAAACCGTTCGCCGGCTGAGCTGCTTCAGGATGAAGGCGTCCCTCACTTCAAGTACCTTCTTCTGTTTTCCATTTTCAAGTACAAGCGTTTTTCTGGAGATCTGCTTATCAGTGACGTAATATTCGGTGGGAATATAATTCGTTCCCCTCCTCCAGCATACCCTGATTGACACAGGATATTTGCCGTCACTTCTCCTGTGATGCTCAAAAACACAGATTTTAAAGGTGGCCATTCTATCTATTTTTGCGTTTAAAAGTGTACTTTCGATAAACACGAAAGCACTTTTTCGGAGTTTCGATAAACATCCGATAAACAATTAAACCAAATTTATGCAATTTCTCCGGTGAAATTACTCTCTTCAAGCATGAAAGATTCTTCAATAAAATGAACTGGAATAGTCCTAAACTGGCTATTTGTCACAAAAAGAGAGGGCAGACATATGTCCGCCCCCTGGTCGGTCTGCAGGGACTCGAACCCTGGACCCGCTGATTAAGAGTCAGC